AAATCATGCTTTTGTTCGAATCACTTCATATAATAACCACTATCTTTATAGAGGACAAAGAGATTTCCTTATGACAACGATGACAAAAATATCTGCCGTTATGGCACTCTTCTTGGCGGTTACTCTAATGAACGTAGATGATTGGGACGTAGAGTACAAATTAAGGCACAGGCTATGAATATGGAAATGAGAGAAGTAGATCATTGGGTTGTAGAAGAATATGAAAGAGAGGAAATGTTGGAGGATTGGTTTAAAGATCTTCCAAGAATGTACAAAGGACGTAATACACTTCCTAGGTGGGTGACTATTCCTGCTGAAGACTTTACAGCAAAAGAATTGATGGTACTTTTTGGGTTGTCCAAGAAGAAAGCAGAAGATGTGGTTTGGGGAGGAGACACAAATAGACATGGTGGTAGAATAGCAAAAGAGTTACCATATCGGATTAAGGTAGGGAATAGTTGGAAATCTCCTAACTCTTGCTATATTGACGAAATGACAATATTTGCAGGAAGATCGACCTTCCTTCTGTTCTTGATGTATTTTGGCTTTTGTGAGGATTGGGCTCCATCAAAATTTTACAAAAGAGCTGAATTGAGGGCTAAAAAATGTCGGAAATAAAACTTTACCAGTTAGGAAATTTTGTTATTCTCCAAATGGGTCAGGCAAGCAGGGCGGTAAAAGTATGGAAGATAACTAATTGTTACTTTGGGTTGCTTTTCTTGTTGTTAAATTTAGGGGATTCAAAATGTAATCAAGCGTTGTTAAGCTATGCTGATAACGCAGAGGTTAGGGGACTAATTGAAGGATAATGCCAAGAAATATGAACTTGGTATTGACGGAAGGCCTAATGCAAATAATTGATCTTGAAGATATAAATTATAGGTGGGTGTCAGTCATAGGTGGGAATACTACGTTCTATCTCTTCTGTGTGGGTATAACCAGACTTCAAGGCTATAAGAAAGACAATGATGACATCCCTTATACTGCTGTGGCTTTTTGGGCTAAGACCTTGGATCGGTTGGAAGCAGGGAAATTACCTTGATATACAAATCCTTAATCACGCTCTTATTCTTGGTTTCCTGTTCTGACCCTAAACCAGTAATAGTAGAATATTACAATTGTGCGGACAGTACAAAATTTGTTCTAACCAAGCAAACTACTTATGCTGGAGTTAGAAAACGGGTAGGTGGATCTAAATTTGGGTATTTTTATGTATCTGCAGGAATTGAGATTGAGAAATGGCCGGATTCCTTTTGGTTGCCAGAGACAGAAAGGGGATATGAATTTGAGGACTCTATTTTGATTATTGTGAGGTGGCATTGTGAGACTCGTTGAATTTGTAGTAGATGAAGATAACAAAGAGTGGATTAATTTCTATGTCAGGGAATTTAAAGCAGGTCACAAAGGAAGAGTAACTTTTATCGGAGGAAGACATGTGGCAAATCTTCAGAATCCCCTATTTACGATATTTGTCTTTTTACGCTGCCATGAAGAATACAATAAAATGCCGTTTGGGAAAGCACAAGTGGAGACAACGCGTAGACTTCAAAGTTACGTTTAATCCAGATAAGGTGGAAAGAATTGGATCAAAGACGTTCTGTAAGTATTGTGGGACACCAAAAAAGGATGGAGATTAAAGAACAAGAAAAGAAGGATGGCACGAAAGTCCCTGGTCAATATGTTCTTTCTGTAGACCACCCTTTGCATATGCCCGATGAAATGAAAAAACTTGCCGGTAAGAAAGGGTTTCAAATTGAGATATTGACCCCTTTACCCCATGTTCGTAGAATGAGAAATATGAGTATTGTAGGTTGTGTGCTCTTAGCTCTTATGGGTTATTGGACTAACCAGGGGACGGTCAAGAGATTTTTGGCGACAGGGAAATTAATATGAGATTTGGAGATAGGATTGTGATATACACCAGAAAAACAAGAGGCAAAGGAATTCTTACAGCTTTGTACGGACCTTATCTTGGAAATATGGGATTTTGGAAGGATTCTTTACCACTTCTGCTTTTCGTGATGTCTGAACTCAGAAAAAACAGGCCCCTTAGTGACAAGTTGAATACTCTTGTTTATTATAAGGGGAGATATAAGCCAGAGTAGTATATATTACATTTAGTCTATTTTCCCTTGCGGCTAATACCTTATCGATTATTTGTCTAGAAATTGGATGGTGGCGCTGAAAATAGTTTAAAAAAGTTGTAACCCCTAGAGAGACAAGGAAAACGAGGTTTAAAAAATGCCTTCATTTAGAGTTTCAACATACAACAAAGACTATATGCGATTCGAGCACCATGAAAAAGTGGCTTTTGGAGTTCGTAGTCGCGAGCTAACTGATAAAATGATCTGGCATACCCATGTTCAATACAATTGGCTGTCAGGGCTGAATAGGGCCTTTTCTGTTTTCGTAATCCTGATGGCAGGGCCAGTGACGAGATTTGATGTAAAAAATGCAAGTTATTTTTGGAGAAAACGACTTTTTGAGAGAACAAAATCCTGATTTCTGTGTTATATATACAGGAGGTTGTGATGCTGGATTTAACGAAAGACGAAAGACGGATATTAGAAAAAATCTCTATGCGGCCGGTTTACAGACAGGCGAATGAATTTAAGGTACAACTTGGACCTATTAAAACGTCCGATATCCAAGGGGAAAATATTAATATTGTTCTTTATGAACCTTTAGACCCTGATATCTGTAAATCATTGATTAATAAAAAGTTGTTAAATGAGGTAAAGGAAGATGAGTTTGGTTGGGTCTATGAAGCAGATAAAAGACTCTTTGCCCCTAAATATGAGATCGAGTAATGAGATACGAGTATAATATTACATTTGACACAACGAGTGATCAGCTAGTAATACTCATTACTCATACGGTCAGGCAAACTTATGAGGTTCGTACTTTAGGTAGCTCTGAAGTAATATATGAAGAAGGAGTCCCCGATATTGAAGCAACCTATATTCCCGGTCCCCATGGAATGCATCTTCGATATTTCGGAAACCCTGTCGGCCTTTTCTTTTGCATGGTTATGGGGTGTTTCAGAGATATAGACCTAGAAATTAAGGCGATCAACAAATTAAGGAAATTATATGGGACCATATCACATTAAACCCCCTGTAGCGCTTCATCTTAGGAAACCTTCTACAGGCTATGTTCAAGGCTATGCTACGGCCTCAACTATGGGTTATGCAGGGGCAACTTCTATGGGTACGGTTACTGGGTTTCCTTATACAAATCCTTATCCAACATTGGAAGCGAAGTTAAGGGAGTTTAGAGCATTACGATTAGACTTAGCAAATGTCCAAACTTCGGGTGAGCTGACAGATCGCATCTTTACTGATAGTACTTTCCATCAAAGAATTTGCTATCCAGTGGTTCAAGAAGAAACAGCTTTGACTGAGACTCGTTACTGGTCGAAGCCACCTATTTTGGGTCCCGATGTAAATGAACTAAATTACATAGAGAACAATATGTTTGCTACTTTATTGATCCTTTTGGGTTATTTTGAGGATATGGAGTTGAAAAATAAGACAGTGTCGAAAATAATTGACAAAAAAGTAGGAGAAGCACTACAAAATATATGATAAGACACGATAAAAAGAAATAGATGCTCCCGTGGCGGAATTGGCAGACGCGCTAGTCTTAGGAACTAGTCTTTCGGGGTGTAGGTTCGAGTCCTACCGGGAGTACCAAAAATTTAAGGCAAGGTTATGGAAGAGAAAAAAGAACGTAAGGACTTAAGACCCCTTTGGCTTTCAGCAACAGTTATGAGTTATTTGTTGGCCGGATGGATTTTAATTGATGCTATTGTATCCCTCTCTTTATTTACAGGGTTTTTTGTGATTCCTCTTCTTGGTTTGGCTGTTTGGTGTAATAGAATTGCCGTTAATGAATGTGATTATTGGTATAACAAAAGTAGCAGTAACAAATATTGGTAAGGAGTGGTTGTGAGGATTGATAAGGATTATGTCAATGAAATGTGTCGAAGAGAAAAGTTTGATGCTTCTTATGGCGATTATGTAGTTTATCAACATCCAGATGGTTATTACATTGCCAGATTAGATATTGATACATTCCATCCTTTAGGTAATTTGGTTTGGCCTACTGATGAACTTGTAAACCATGGTATAAATGATGCGATGCCAAATAGTTGTTATGTTGAACGAAAAGGTGGAACTTGGGATGAAGCTAATGACAAAATGTGTGAAGTTCTTCAAAAACTAACAATACAAAATTATCAAGAATATGTGACTTATAAACCTGTAGACCGTAAACCATACAGATGATAAGGAAGCGTGAAGGGAATTGGTATACCTCTTTGTTTCAAACACAAAGGCTTGGTGGTTCGACTCCACCCGCTTCTATAAGATTACAGGTGTACATAGCTAGGTAGGAAGTGAGATTAGTTATGTATCTTAAGATTATAGACAATCTAGGTAATATCAAAATGTATGAAGGGAAGGAGATTTATTTTTATCGTTATGAATCCCAATTTGGGAGTGACCCCATAACGGAAGAAGTAACTGATAGTGATGAATGGTATTTAGTATTATCCATTGAAATAGACGGTAAAACACTAAAACCTATTCAAACTAACCAACGTGTTACAAAATGGAGTAGTGAGATAGAAAGTGTTTTAAATGGACGTGTTGTTGAAGAGAAATGTTCAAAGTGTGAATACACATGCGACCCATCAGTAAAACAATCGCGTGTTTTCATAATGAATGACGACGGCAACACAATAGAAAAAATAATGTAGCCTAAAATAACTTGGCTATGTACACCTAAAATTATGAGCCAGTAGCCAAATGGCAAGGCAGGTGGTTGCAACCCATCGATGTGGGGGTTCAAGTCCCTCCTGGCTCTCCAAACTTGGGACTGTGACGGGAATTGGTATACCTACTTGGCTTAAAACCAAGTGTCTCTGAGTTCGACTCTCAGCGGTCCTATTAAACAGAGGTTATGGGAATGAGGCAAAACGAGAAAACATTTGAGAAGTTGTTTGAAACCGAAACACGTTATCAAATATACCCTCGAAACTGGTACTGCTTTGACCTAGGTATAGGGGACCATACTCTACTAATGCCAAGAGTTTCCCATAACCCCTTATTTATGTTGTTTATCGCGGCATCGGCATTTAAAGGTTGGGGGAGGTTCATAAGCATGGGCTCAAACCTTACTAGAAAATTTGCCCTCGTATCGGCTCTGGCTTCTAACCAGGAGAAACCGTAACTGGACACATGTGGGTTCGACTCCTACCGAGGGTACCAAATTTAGGAATTCTTCGTGGAACAAAAAGAACGAACGAAAGCCTTAAAACAACGTATTAAGTCTCTTGAGAGGACACTGGCACATACCACTAATCTGTTAGCAATCTTCAATGTTGACGAACCTGATGCAAAAAAACATAGTGCCGTGGATTTTCAAGTGGAGAAAAACAGGTCTTTACTAGACCGTAAGATATAGCCAGATCGTCCAATGTTAGGACATTGGGCTTTGAACCCAAGAATGTAGGTTAGACTCCTGCTCTGGCTGCCAAATATTTGTTTGTAACCCTTCGTGGTTACTTTACACGGTCTAAGAAATCGTGAGGCGCAATCGTATAATGGTTTATTATACCCGGTTGTCTCCCGGAAGATCAGGGTTCGATTCCCTGTTGTGCCGCCAAATTGCTCTTGCATGATCAACTTATGGATACTTGCTATATTTAGCACGCTTTGAGCATAGATAGTTCTATAAACGAACAATGGTCTCGTAGCTCAATTGGCAGAGCACCTGTGTTACATACAGGATGTTGATGGTTCGATTCCATCCGAGACTATATGGCTCTGTAGCTCAGACAGTAGAGCATGCGGTTGAAGCCCGCAGTGTCGTGGGTGCAATTCCTACCGGGGCCACCATAAATTTAGGAAGGTCGCATTGGTGTGCTTATCTGGTTTGAACCCAGTGATGTCCTCACGGATGTGGGGGTTCGACTCCCTCACCTTCCTCCAAATCACTCAGAGGGTATAAATATGAGTTTTTGTACATGTGATCTAAAAGTTGGTGTCACAACATGTGATGTTTGTCATGGAGATATAACTTTATCAAAACCGTGTATTTTTTGTGAAAACTCAGTAACAGTTGCAAGGGGTATCATGTTTCATGGTGTAGGCATAACAAAAGAATCTGCACAGACATATTTATGTTCCCATATTACTTGTTACAAAAACTATAGTAAAAATCACTCAGAAGGTTGACAGAGTGGCAATGTGCTGGGTTGCTAACCCAAGGCCGTCCTCACGGATGCATTGGTTCAATCCCAATACCTTCTGCCAAATTAGGTATTAACTATGTTGGAAAAACTCATGAAACGATGGAAAGAAATAATTTTCATATTTTCGGTTGTAGCTATAGCCTTTACATTTAATGGTTATCGGATAGAAGCTGAGGAAACTGCCACTAAGGTAAAGAAGTTTGAAGAGACATTTGACAAAATTGCGCAGATTGCAGATGACCTCAAGAATCCAAATATATGGCTTCGAAATTATTTGGTAAATCATGGTGTAGATTCTGTAGTTGCGAAGTCTTGGAGTAATATCCCAAGAGGGCCTGTTATGACTAAGAGTGATACAACGGTTAATATCCCCTACCTCGAAGCTGATGTTTTGCCAGACATAGGGGTCCAAAAGGTGCGCAAATCAAACGGCGCTACCAAAATCATGGACACCCTGTGGAATTTCTCAAAAAAGGCGAAATAACTCAGAACCTTTTTCGATTTCCGGTGTTATACATATACAGATCATGCGGGTAGCAGGGCTGGTGTCCTGGTCGGTCTCATAAGCCGATGGCGAAGGGTTCGATTCCCTTGCCCGCAACCAAATTTAGAGGAGAAAGAAATGGAAGCAACTGTAAACGAACTATTGGTATTGAAAAACACTTTACAAACCCGTAAAGCCGAAGTGCAGTCTTTGCTACGTTTGTGTGTTGCTCGTCGTGTTAACGAAGTAAGATACGAAGAAGAAGTTCGTAAAACTATTGATGAAAGCCGTTACGACCCTAATGATCTAGAGATTCGTAACACTGAGCTAAGCACTGCACTTTTCGAGCTAGATCGGGCAATCAAAGTGGCTAATGCCAAAACTGTTGTCAACGTAGAAAACGTAGACATTGCTACTTTGCTAGCACCTGTAAAACCCCGTCCTTGGGTTGAAACTCAAGAATAAGGGGAGCATGAGTAAATAGCTAGCCGAAAGCTTTGGCTGTTAACAGTTCGGGGCGAGTAGGCGAAAAGGAAAAAACTTGTTGAGTATATTGGTATCCCCAATATGACACTAGCTGTGTTGTTACAGCCTCCTTTAATAAGGTAAACTATAGTGCCCGTAAACCCATACTTAATAACCATTAAGGTTATTGGTAGTTGAATAAGACGGGTCAAGTCATGTTGTTTGTTTTTGTTAGTTGTTGTTCTTCAACAAATTTTTCTCTGCTATTTGCTCTTTATATTCCTTCGTCGTCTAATTGGAGAGGACATTTGGCTACGAACCAAAAAATGCGGGTTCGATTCCTGTCGAGGGGATTTACATAAAGGGTAATATATGACCACAGTAAATAAAAGGAAATATTGGCGGGAGATAAAGAGAAAGAATCGGGCGCGGAATCGTAAGTTTATTTTTGAATATCTAAGTGATCATCCATGTGTTGATTGCCCAGAAGCTGACCCAATAGTATTAGAATTTGATCACGTAAGAGGTGAAAAGCTAGATACAATAAGTAACCTAGCAGTAAGATACACAGCAAGTCTGAAAAAGATTAAAGAAGAGATAGAGAAGTGTGAGGTTCGATGTGCGAATTGTCACAGACGCAGACATGCTAAGTTGTTGAAAGAAAAGAATAGATCGATGGTGTAGTGACAACATCTCTGGCTCCAAACCAGAGGACCAGGGTTTGATTCCTTGTCGGTCTGCCAAATTATGAGCTACATTGGACCTGAAGGTATTAGGAGAAAAAGTGTTACTCCTTTGAATGTAAAGAGATTAACCTTTTCCAAGTATATGTACAAAGCCGAGTGTGGTAGTTGTTGTACAGTCCACAAGTTTAATCCAAGTGGAATAACCCCCTCATTTGTGTGTGATATATGCGGGACAAAAAATGTAGCAAACTTTACAATCATGTAATGGGGTGCGTACTGGGGTACAGGAAGCTTTTGCAAGGCATCCCGGCTGGGTTCGATTCCCAGGCCCTCCACCAAATATGAGGTGCGGATTGAAGTCCGAGAATCTCTTAACAGGGAACTCTTGCTGGGTTCGACTCCCAGGCACCTCCCCAAATGGGCCTATTCGTCTAGTGGAAGGATATCTGACTTTCTATCAGATGGCGAGGGTTCGATTCCCTCATAGGCTACAAAGATTTGCCTCCATAGCTCAATGGTAGAGCCAGAGTTTTGTAAACTCTAGGTTGTGGGTTCGACTCCTACTGGGGGCTCCAAGGAGTGGCGGGCGGAAAGACCGTGTAAAGGGTGAAAATCCCTACCGTCACACAGAATGGAACTGCGTTATGGACCAGAAAGACTGTGCATTGGGTGCAAATCCCTGCTATGACGCGGTTTATAAATGGTAGGTAGGAAAGACCGTGGACGGAGTTGACGTTTTAACTCGTATAACGGGTTAGTCAGAACTTGGCGATCCCAAGAAGTCTTCTGGAGTGGTGAGAATCCACACCTACCACCGACAATTAGCTAGGATAGTGTTAGCAGTAGCACGTCTGGTTGTGGGCCAGAAAGGCTTGGTGCAAGTCCAGGTCCTAGTACCAATAAATGTAGTAAGGAGAAAACAGAATGAATGTAATGGTGGATTTGGAAACCATGGGAGTAGACGATTCAGCGGCTATTGTTTCAATCGGGGCTGTTGAATTTAACAAGGATAAGATAGGTTCGGAGTTTTATCGTAACATCACCTTGTACTCTAATCAAAGTCGAGGTAGAACGTACACACCTAGTACAATCGAATGGTGGCTTAAACAAGACAAGGCGGCTCAGGAAGGTTTGTTCAATCCTACACCTGTTGATCTCTTAACTGCTTTGAAAGACTTCCAGAAGTATGTAACTGGGGTGTTAAGTAAGAATGATGGTATGTGGGCAAATGGAGTAACATTTGATCTAATTATCCTAAGCCATGCCTTTAAAGCCATGAATGTGAAAAAACCTTGGCATTTCCGAAATGAGTGTTGCGTTAGACCACTACGTAAGATTGGTTACTTGGTTGGCCTGAAATATGAAGATTATTATGGAGAAGGTGTAGCTCACAACGCTTTGGACGATGCGAAGCTACAAGCGAAATTTGTTCAAGATTTTATTCGTAAAATGGAGAGCAATAAATAAGGAGTTTTTATGAAGACATTGTTAACCCTTCTGGCCGCTCTGATTCTCATTGGTGGAGTTTTTAGTGAGTCAGTTCAAGCACAATTTTATGACTTGGATGGTCAGCTTAGTTTGACATGGACAGCCCCGAACCCGGCTACCAATCCACCTCTGAAAGATTACATTGTGACTTATTACACGTTTGATTATGGCACTAGTGTGTATGATACATCCCAAGTAGCTACTACAAACGTATTTGATTCAACAGTTAATCTCGTGAGTCAAGGAAGCTGGTGTTATGCTGAATTGCAATCAAGAGATTATCTGGATAGGGTTTCATCTGTAGTTGTTAGTGATACGGCTTATTACGACGCAGGTATTGGCATTGACCCCCCGACGGGGCCAACTTGGACACAATAGGCCTTTTCCTACAAGTTGTGCCCAATCCTAACGATGGCGGATTTAAGTTATATGTCAATCTCCCTTTCAAAGAGAGTTATCAAATAACTTTCTACAATATAATAGGGGCAGTAAGATTAGAAGAATTTATAAAAGGAAAAGGTCGTCATGTTATCAACTACAAACTTTCTTGGCCTTCGGGCATTTACCTTGCTTGTGTGCAGAATTCTTATATGCATGTTTGTACTAAGTTCGTTCTCGTTCAGTGAGGTAGTTATTGAAGGTGATTATCTAAAATGGATAGCTGTAGGAGATGACGATAATTATGGAACCGCGACGAAGTATGACATAAGGTATTCTACAGAGAACCTTGCGAACTGGGAGTTGGGAGATGTACTACTGACCGCCCCAACCCCCTCGCAGTCAGGAATGAGGGACAGTGCTTACATTGATCTTATTCCTGGTGCTTATTACTTTTGTATCAGGGTTAGAGACGAAGTGTGGAACTGGTCACTATGGTCTAACGTTGTGATGAAAGATTCAAGACAAATTGAACCGCCTTATTTAGTGGAGTGGGAATAATGGCTAAGAAAATCAGACAAAGTGTAAATCGTGATATGGCTACTAAAGCTAAGTCTATGATACTTACTATTTGGTGTGGTTATCTTGAGAAAGAAGTAACTGTTGAAGTTGATACTAATTATAGCGTTTTTGGTGGGATTTCAGTAAGAGGCCATATATGTGAGTGTACCTGTGACTATGCTGTAAACTTTGAATTCACATGCGAGTGTGGACACAAACACGAAATAAGACTGTATGAATCCTAGGCTCTTTAGCTCAATGGTAGAGCGATTGGCTGTTAACCATTTGACAAAGGTTCGATTCCTTTAGGAGCCTCCAAATTTGCGCCTATAACTCAACTAGGTAGAGTAGCAGGCTTTTAACCTGAAAGTTCAAGGTTCGATTCCTTGTGGGCGCACCAAATTAAGGGTTGGTAAGCATAGTGGCGAATGCCCCTGACTGTAGATCAGGTACCCAAGCGGTGAACATCGTAGGTTCGACTCCTACCCAACCCATTAAATAGGAGAATATATGGCAGCGGAACGACAATTTGAGCTTGATTCACACCATTTGCTTAGATACAACTTTGCTATGTCACATTGTTTTGGTAGTGTGTTAGACATTGCTTGTGGCTATGGGGAAGGTTCTAACATGTTGTCTACATCAACTAAGATAACAAACGTTGTTGGTGTAGATATAGCACAAGATGTAGTAGATGTTGCAAGTAAACGATATCCTAATATCATTTTTGAATGTGCTAACTTATTAAACTATAAAGGACAATTTGACTCAGTAGTTAGCTTTGAAACAGTTGAGCATATTAAAGATTTCAAAAAAACAAAGCAACAATTAAAAAGTCTACTTAAACCAAAAGGGTTATTAATTTTTTCAGTGCCCGCTAACGAATCAGAAGGAACCAACCCGCATCATGTTGTGTGGGATCTAACACAAAATGATTTTGAGGAATTTTCCGAATGTCATTTTTTTCATCAAACCTCAAATTTTCTTATAAAAGAAACGTTTGATGAAGTAAGCAGTGTAATTTATAACCTTATTGGAATATATATTAACAAGTAACGTGCAGTAGCTCAGTGAGTAGAGCACTTGTCTGATACACAAGCGGCCGGTGGTGCAAATCCATCCTGCACGACCAAATAAGCCCCAGTGGTGTTAATGATTAGCATGACAGCCTTCCAAGCTGACGGTCAGGGTTTGAATCCCTGTTGGGGCTCCAAAATTATTAGTTAATCCCCTCTGTCTGAGGACTTTGGGCGTCCATCAAGTTGGTGCACTTACTAGGTGGACACTAAAATTAGAGGTAGGAAATGCCTAAACCAAAACCTGACGAAAAACGGGATGAATTTCTACCTAGATGTATGGATAGTCCTGAAATGAAGAGTGAGTACCCAACCAACACTAAACAACGGTATGCGGTTTGTGTTGGTATTTGGAAAACCCATTTGAAAAGAAAGCGTAAAAGTGATATCGAGGAAGAGACTAGAGAGGGCAAATCAAATAGCTGAACGTACATACACTCAATACCATTATGGTAACTTTTATCGATACAACCATGACAACCCTAATGTCATTCATGATATTTTTGGATTCAGGCATGAATTGGTGGATCTTAAATCGTTGGGGATGTATCGTAAAACCAGGGTATATCGTTGGCAGACAAGGAGTAAGGAATGGTACAAGGCCAATTGGGCTACAGCTTGGGGAACGAAAACACGCCAACAGTTACGTGCAGATGAAAATTTACGGGAACAAATTCGAGAAACTGGTGTTATATAAGTAGGAGGATTTATGCATAGGCTCTGGCTGATTGTGCTGATTGTTATGGTTTGCGCCATTATAGCTTTAGCTACACCAGAAAGAGAAGTAGACCTCTCAAAGGCAGATATTCATTACCTGCAGATTGAACTAGCAGACAGCACTAAGATCAACCTAGCGACCCTTCTGAGCTTAGAAATGCCGGAAGGTGATACAATTACCCTTATGATAGCTGTTGATGAAAACGGTGATTGTGAAGTAGCTGATATTATATCAACGCGAGAAACCAGTGCTGTAGAAGTCTGGTGTGATTTCCTTGATGAATTAACACGAATTATAAAAGAATGTAAAAAATAACGGAGTGTAGGAAAGAGGATATCCACTTGGTTTGGGACCAAGTATAACGCTGGTTCGAATCCAGCCACTCCGACCAAATTAGGGGTTGTTATGCTAATTATCAAACTCGAAAAATGGGAAGACGGACAACTTCTTCCTGTGAGTCAACAAGAGATCGATAAGCTTATAGAAGCTATTGGGCAGTAACTCAAGTGGTAGAGACCGTGCCTTATATGCACGTAGTTACAGGTTCGAGTCCTGTCTGCCCAACCAAATAGGACACAATGAAGAAACTGAAATTGAAGGTATATAAGGGTACCCTGTTTATCAATGACTGTACTATTATGATGACAGAGGCTAGATATTTCGGATCTCCATTGTGTCTTTTTTTAGGTGCAATGTTTGCACAGAGTCCATTCTCTAGTGTTCGTGGACCGTTATATTGGAGAGATGCATCAAAACGCTATAACAGACGAGGGTTCTATGTTTGATAAGACTAGATTTATCTTCAACATGCATAAGTTAAATCAGTTGAGTGTAACCAAATTTGCTACAAAACTAGAGGAGCTATTAGAAGGGAAACATTTATATCGAACAATAGATGGCAGAATATTAGATTTTCGAGAGGGTATTGAACACGCACCAAAAAAACAAAGGTTTAGCATACGTCAAACAAGACTAGAACCCCTGCATACAAAACCAAGCGTAAAACCGAAAGACAGTACTTATAGGCACATAAACCGTAAAAGGAAAAAGAAATGACGGACAATCAGTAATGCCTTACATCGAAAAGAAAAGACGTACAAATCTAATGCCAACAGCCAGTGTAGAAACTGCAGGCGAGTTAAATTACGTGATTACAATGGTTGCTATCCGGTATATCAGGGATCATGGTTTAAGCTACCAAACAATCAATGATGTAATGGGGGCGTTTATTTCGGCTAGTCAAGAGTTCTATAGGCGAGTTGCTGTACCCTATGAAGAAAAGAAGAGAAAGAAGAATGGGGACATCCCTTATCCTAAACCCTAAACAAAGGAGACTGTATAGTGTCCAAAGAACGCAACATTAAATCCATGGCGAATCAAGTAACCATCCTGTCCGAATTGATGGGTGGGCTAGGTTACAAGTGTGATCACCCTGGTGGGAATACGTTGAAGATGTTCAGACGTATCCTTGGTTGTAACGCATACAGCGAGATCTCAAGTGGAAAGCGTGTATCAATGCCGAAGTCTCACTGGATGAAGGTTTCCGTTAACCGAAGCCGTAAATAGCGGACAAAAGAAAGGCCCCATAAAGGGGCCTTTTTTAATGCGGCGAACTCCTATACTTTGTGTAATAGGATATCTTCGGCTTGTCGTTGTGTGAGCTTAAATTTTTGTCGAAGTCGTTTAACTATGGTGTCCACGTCCAATCCTTGATCCAGCATCCTCTCAGCAGCTCTCCAAGGGACATATGCTTGCTGGTCGTGTTGGATGTCATCCCAAGCATCAGGTGGGATTGCTTTGTTCCGAATTTTTCCGTGTTTCTCTTTTTCAATTAACGCTTTTTTTCTCCCCCTTGGGCTACGCATGACTCCTTCTGGAAGTCGTTTGTAGGTCTTTCCCATTTACAAAACTCCTTCTATACTCATGAAAGCCATAGCTATCGCATCAGCCTCATGATCGTTTCTTGGTAAAATCCCTCTGTTTTCACATGCCTTTATCATATCTGTCTTTGTAGCTGCCCCGTTATGGGCAAAGAACTTTTTAATAGCTGTTGGTGAAGGTAAAAACATCTTGTTAACTGGTAATTTCAGATGGTATAAAGCAGTTAGATACACCCCCTTCAATTCTCCTAGTTTTCTTCCATGTCCAAGCATGATACCGGCTGGTTCTTCCATAACAACTGTGCCGGTTATTGAGTTATTTGTGAAATACCCTGTAAAATGATCGTAATATGCCCCGTAGCGAGTGCAAGGGTGGGCTTTTACATAACGCTTTAGTTGCTTTTGCCACTCGTAACCAAATTGTGTTTTGTGTAAGAGTTTGCCGCCGTCATCCAAAGTCACTAGGGCGGTAACTCTAAGTCCTAAATCTATTCCTGTGTGCATTTATTCCAACATGATATCATCTATGTCATTTTCTTCCTTATCCGGTTCCTCTAATTGTATCTTCCCTAAATCCTCTTTAAACTTAGTTGAATACCTGAGCCTGGGTATCAACCTATCAGGTTTCCATATTGTCTCACCTTCAGGCATAGAATATGCTCTTCCTTTGTATATTGATAGGAAGAATACTCCGAACCTAACAACATCAACTTGTTTCTGGTGGTAAAGGAAGTCTTTGATAGCCGAAAAGGTTTCCCTAATAAATTCATCAGCCTTTCCTTTTGATACTCCCATTCTGTGGGCAACCTCTGTTACAAGTCCATCAAAATGTACCTTATCCCCTACGATGTGTTGTGATTGTTTTCCCTTCATAATATTAAAGGGGGCCCCCTTAAACAGGGCCCCATTCCCATTCTTAAGTGTAATTGGTTAGAATGTGAACAAATCTAATCTAGCCCCTACATAATAAAGGTCTTTTTGGCCACCGCTGAGAATAACTACCATGTTTTCATTTGAAAGCATGAAGTTCCATAAGCTAATACCAAAAGAAGCCTTAAAACTAGGTAGTGTTGTGTTTCCTTCCACGGAGTTGACTACTTGCCATCCACCAATACCAAATTCTGCAAACGCTCGATCAAAAATCCAAGCACCCGTCGAGTCCCCTAATTTACGATGTAGAACACCGTACAAAGTAAGAGCTTGTAAGTCTTGAATTTCTTCAAACCCACGGTCACTAAATAAGATACCAGGGACAGTCATAAAAATTGACTTGTCATCTTTAGAAGTAACTGTAGGTACATTCAGCACCATATGGAAAGCCAGCTCAGTAGAGTGGCCTTTTTGCATCAAGACACCGGCACCCAAGCCATAAATTGATTCGGCTTGGGCTGATGTTACGATTAGTCCTGTCATAACGATAAGAGTTATAAGTAGTTTCTTAAACATATTGTATTCCTCATATTCGGTTCATAATAGCGGCCTGTCTAAATAACGCATCAGGTCGTTTCCAAATGTCCCCAGGTCGATGGTTGTCTTCTCCCCTATTTCGGAAACGTAGATTCATTTGGCCGTCAAATTGCTTATCAGGAAGATTAACTCCTTTGAGCTTCTGTCTGAGCTTCTCCCATTCTGGTTTCTTAATATTTGCCCAATTTACGAAGTCATAATTAGTGTATCTTATAAAGTTACGATCCTCCTTTAGCATTTTTGGTTCTAGCGGCTTTATACCATGCCCTTGTGGTTGAATATACACTTGTCTGTCACTGTGTCGTTTAAATATGAACGAACTGTGGTGCACTGTACAGATTCCTATGCCTCTTCTACCAAACAAGGGTCTTGATCTTTCTATCCGCAATAAGATCGATTCTGTATCATGCCTGTGAGAATCCATCTTGCGAATAAAGCCTATTGGGTGGTCTGACCAATCCCAAGGATGATATACCACATAACAAATATACCACCAGTATTGATCTTCCATTGCTTTATAGTATAGAGTTGGTTTCTTAATTTCCTCTATGATATCAAGTAGTTGTTGTCTTTCATCAGTTAGTATTGACTCTCCATTTACAGTCTTAAACATCAAAGGGGTTAAAAAATCACGTATATCTTGCCATTCTTGGTATATGATTGGTTTATACGTTTTAGCTAGTGTTAGCGACTCTTCGTTATCTGTAATTACTCTAAGCATACTATTTCTTTGCTAATGGTGCAGTTAGTTTCACCCCAGTACGAAGTCCGGCCCAGCCTAACACCGAGTATAGAGCTTCCGGTGGTAAGTCTGGAAATACTGAATTAACTACAGCATAAACAATCGTAGCCCAAAATTCAGATGTTTGGTAACTTGGTTTACCTGTCTTCGGATCTGTTATTCCAAAGAACTTTTGTGTTGATCTCAGGCCCGCCCAACCAAGAATAGCCACGAATGACTCCTTTGGGAATTCAGGCCATAAAGAAGCTACAATGGTCGACGCAACCACAAGCCAAAATTCAACTGTCTTGAATCCGTCTTTTATATTCATTGCGTTTCCTCCTTTAAAATACGTTTATCTATTAGTAAACTTTGTAGTTTTACTATTCCCTCCCTTTTCATCCTATACACCCAACCTGTATCGGGGCTAAACCCCAATTCTTTTGACAACTCTTTGATAGATTTATTCATCACATAATACCCAAGGATTATGTAGATTCTTGTATCTGGTAATGATGCTAAAGAATCGAAGATCTCGTAAGAATCCGAATTGTCAGAAATATCCAGAAGGATGTCTTGGATTACATCATTGGATATATTTAATTGGTCTAGTCTAATGGTTGCTTGTTCTCTGTTTAACGAGAGTACTTCATCAATTTCACAACACACAAAATCCAAGGTGATGTCCAAATAATCTGTTTGTCTTAACGCCCGTGCTTTGGCCTGTTTCTTTAATTGGTCTTTGAAAAATCCTTGTAGTCGAGGATTAAGATAAGTGGTTAGTTTGACTCCCCGTTTGCTATCATACCTATCTACAGCCTTTATCATTTCAACAACACAATCTTGTTTCATATCGGCCAAGTCGTCTGGTGACAGATACTTGTATAATTGATATTTGTTTACAAAGATGGCGTGTACTTTCTCTACTAGTTTGTAACCTTCGAGAATTAGTGTTTTACGCTTAATCTGAGTCTTCGTGGATGCGCGTTTGTGTGGTTCCATTTGAGTCATATACCCTAATTTCAGATGTTTGGTCCATAAACAAAACCTTATCAGTAGGGGATAAAATGTAATTACACTGATCCAAAAGTATATCTCTTAAAAGTTCATTTCTCTCATTTAACGCTTCGGTTAATTCTTTCTTGGCAGTATTTAACATCATAACTGATATTGTGACTTCGGTGCCTAACTGTGCGAGCTGTTTGGCTTCCGGTAAAGTTTTGTCTAGTTGAAATGCTTTTTTTAGTTTAACGGCCATAATATAGGGCTCCTTTGTCACTCTTATTATCGTCTTTTCCTCCATATTTTGGTCTATGGATCTCTAGGAATTGGAATAAATTTTGCATCTCTTTTGCCCAGTTCATGTGCTACTCCTTGAGAAATAGCCTCATAGCAACGATCACAGAACTTTCCACCAAAATCAGGTGTTAGACCCCTGGTGAGTCCACAACTGTCACATTCTGTGTTATATTTCAAAAACCGCTCTGCATCGCTGTAACCATACAGAATAGGAATTTGATGTTCAAAGGCATAGTCGTGTTCTATTTTGGCCCCTTGTGAATTTTTCCAGTTGGGTATCATAAAGAGAGCATCTACATAATTGATCATCTCCAACTCACCCTCTAAGATATCTTCAAAAGTTACTGCAATACGTTTATCGGACTCAAATTTGGATGAATTGCTGTGTGGGCAAATTACAGCAAATCCCATATTCCAGAGGTTGATTGCATGTGATCTGGCTAGTTCAATGTTTTCATCTCTAGTCTCTAGTTCAGTATGTCCATTTGCATATTTACCGGAGACATATATAACATGCTTATTTCTTTTCATCTATACAGCCTTTGCAAAACTATTTTTTACAACCAGATCGACAGGTAAGGCGACACCTTCAATTGTGGTTTCCATGCAGTTAAGGATAATTTCACTGGCTTCGTCTGGTTGTGAGGTTTCAACTATTACTGAATCATGCGTGGTGCTCAACAGAGAAGCATCCAAGCCCTTCTCGGCAAATTGGTTGGTCATATCAACCATTGCTAATTTTAATAGGTCAGCCGACGTTCCTTGTATTATATGGTTAATTAGTTCTCTAATAGCCGCGTAGTAACGGAATTTTGCTTGCATACTTGGGAATACCCCAAAAGGTAAGTAGCGTTTGCGGCCGTAGAATGTCTCTGTAAAACCATATTCTTTAATCTGTTTCTCTACTCTGTTCTTCCATTTTTTAATTCCTGGATACGTTTGAAAGAATAAAGTCAAATACTTCTTAGCTTCTTCTTTGGTACAATTCAGGGTCTTAGAAATGCTCCATTCGGTAGCACCATACAAAATGGAAAAATTGATTGTTTTCCCAATATACCTCTCTTGACTAGAAACGTTGGTCTTCTTGAAGATACTTTGTGCTGTTAGTGTGTGTAAATCAGCGTTTAATGGATCATCCTTAAACGCTTTTAACATTTTAGCTTCTTGTGAGTCTATAGTAACAATCCTAAGCTCCATGCCTTTCCAATCAGCCTCAATAAATTTCTTACCTCTTCTGGCTATGAACCCTCGACGTACGCTTATAACCTCGTTGTCCCGTGTTATGTTTTGTATATTTGGAGATGACGACATTCTTCCACTATTTTTGATTTGATCAAACACTGTATGCAAAATGTATTCGACCTCACCGTTTGTAAAATTCTGGTGACACACTGCTGGGTATTTGTCGATGTAGGTAGTTAGGGCTTTGTTTATACCCCTGAAAAACAGTATGTGTTTTACAAACTTGTATAGAGAGTCAGTTTTCTTGTAACATCGACCAATGTTATGTAATGCTTCAACATCTGTCACTACACTTTGAGTTTTAGGGCTTAGTTGTAGTTGTGTATTAGGGTAAATTTTTTTGAGGTGATTCCCTACCTGTAATGGTGATCCAATACTAATCTTGTACTTGTCCTCATAGGCCTTCTTAATTTTATCACGACACTTTTCAAGAGGAACCCGTATGTTCTTGTAATATTGTTGATCAATGCGGACACCCATCATTTCCATGTGGGCCAAGATTGGTATTAAGGGTGCTTCTGCTTCATAATACAGTTTTTTATACTGTTTATCAATCTTGGGTTTCAATTCCTCATATAAGTAATAAGTGAAGATAGTGTCATTAGTTGCATAGATACAAAAATCTATAGGGTCAACTTCAGCTGCATTTCCTCCTGATGCTTCTGTGAAAGTTTGAACAATTTTATGGGGTATCTCAATGTAATGACCAATAATGGCTTTAAGTCCTGACCTGCGCTTGGCATCCCCATTCAGAAGTCTTACAGCCGTCATAGTACACCAAAATTGAGGGTAAAGTTGAATACCCGATTTCCATAAGACCTTGTAATCAAACTTCATGTTGTGACCTAACCACAGCCCACCAGAGGACATGATTGGGTTGAATTCTTTTACGAATTCTTTAAGGTCAGGTTGGTTTTCTCGTAGTTCTCCATCAACAGTGTGATTGAACGGTATATAGTACCCTTCCTCTGTATTAACACAAAAACTTAATCCGAGTAACCAGCCATGATATATATCTAAGCCAGACGAGGGGAGTGCGCCTGTAGTTTCAACGTCAACTGCAATTGGTACGTTGTTTTTAATTGCAGTCTGCAGTACTTGTTTTAGTTCATCTAATTGGTCTCTCGTTGTGACTAAATTGTACTTTGGTTCTTTCCAAATTTCCATGATACCCTTTTAATAACTTGCCCCAAGCCCTTTGAACTGAGTTTGGGGCAATTTGTTTTAGAACGGCAAATCTTCATCTGAAGTGGTTGCAGCAACTTCTGGTGTTGCTTCAGTAGAGACATCAACAGTGTTGGTTGGGGCTGAAACCTCTTGTTGTTTGCGGGCAGGTTTTTGAACTAGCTGTACTTTGCTGGCTACGATTTGAGTTCTTCGTTTGCCTTCATACTCACTTGAGTCAAGTTTTCCCATGATCAAAACGCCATCGCCTTTGCTGATGTCCTGTTTTGTGATTTTGTCACGAACAGGGCCGAATGCTACAACATCAACCCAAGTGGTTTTGTCTGTCCATTCTGTTTGATCCTTTGCTTTGTACGATTCGTTTATGGCAATTGCCATATACGTATGCCTATCACCGACTTGTAATGTGCCGATATTTCCCATGAATCGTACTTCGTTAAATCTTTCCATTAAGGAATCCTCACTAAATTAAAGGTTAAAAACAACGAATGGATACCCGTTAAGGCTTAGGGGACAAGGGGCTGTCAATATTGATATAATCCTCGTCTCCAGGAACCTCACCAAAAGGAATACCACCGTCAAGCGATTGTTTACCTGTTTTTGCCCATTTATGCTTTTCCATCATTTGGGGCATTTCTAATGTTTTTGAGCTCTTGGTACCACAACAAGGAGAAGAAGTAGTTCGCCTGTCTTTGGGTCCGAATTGCTCAAATTCTTTTTTGCATTTTGGACATTTGAACGAACTTGATTTCCACTGGATTTCCGGTGGTCCACTTGTTTGTTCCCATTGCTTAGTTTTTACATTCCAAGAATACTTTCTATTTGCCATATATATAACACACTATTTCGATTTTTGTTCCGATTTTTATAGATTTTCTTCCCATGTCCTGTATCGTTTGTATCTGTCATAAGGGTCTATATCCATATAATTGGCTAACTGTCCTATCATCTCATCATACCCTGGTACAGCGGCTGATAAAACAGAGTTACTGGTTAAGCTTCTATCGTTGACTGGTTTTTCTGCACGAGCTATAGGAATGTCCATGTTGAAATGTTTTTGGAGTAAGAGCAGAAGGTGATATTTGCTGATAGGCGAGGAGTTTGTAACTTGGTGCAAGCCTGTCAAGTTTTTGTCTATAGCTAAGTCTATGACTCTGGCTAACTCAAAGGTTGTTATTCCACCCCACATTGATTGCGCCCAACCTGTGATAGTTTCTTCTTGTCTTAAAACCCAATCAAATAAGCCAATCCCTTCTTTTAGTTCTGGTCCAATGATTGAAGTACGAATTGTCAGGTCTTTCTTGTTATCTAGTTCTCCTAGCGATTTGGATTGTCCGTATGCGTCTCGTGGGTCCTTAGAAGCTGATTCATCGTAGGGCCCGTTCAACCCTGAGAAAACACAATCTGTACTTAACTGAATCACCTTGATTGGAAACTCTGAAAGATAATGAGGGAGTAATGCATTAAGATAGATAGTTTCAGACTGATGTTTAGGGTTGTTGGCTTTTTGGTTTAGGATACCAACGCAATTGATAATAACATCGGGTAATACAGTCTTGTAAATTGAGTCAAATACATCCAACCGATCAGTATTGAAATCATATTGGTCCCTTGTCATCCCTATTAGTTCATATTTACCCGTAGGCATTAGATAGTCATGTATCATATGCCCAGCCATACCATTTGCTCCCAATAACAAAATCCTTACCGCCATTTAATGCTCCAGTCATAAAGATTTGCATCAAAACGTATATCGTCATCAATACTTTCATGCATAGGACTGTTAGAAAATACCATTATTGTGGAATCTGGTTTTAACGATTGCCAGCCGTGTGCCATTGCGGGGGGAACAACGATGCTGTTATTTGAGCTATCAGACAAATACCACACTTTAAAATCAAACAACGAACCCTTTTCAGCATTCATCATTGCTGTCACTAGTTTAATGGCTCCATGGATACATGTTATCGCTTTATATTCTTTTTGGTGTCCATGAAAAGCCCTAACCATCCCAGTCTCAAAATTTTTACAAACGTAAACACGAGCGGGATCAAACTGACCTACTGGTACATTGATAAATGACCCACGATCATCAAACGCAGTAAAATTAGTCCATTCTACAACCATTATATCTTAAACTCCACTCTCCCTACGTTTGAGTATTTGATATCCGACAAATTCTTTACACGACCATTCTGGTAGAGGCAGATTATGTCATGTATGGTGCTTTGTAAGTCTAATTTGTCAAAATGGTTTAGGGTTGCTTTGATCTTACTATTGTCAGCTTTGTAGTTACGCTGGTCCTCAAACAGCATTTCGGTTACATTCAACTTAACATGGGGTAGGCGATCCACAATAGTTCTAGCTATATCTACAATCTTAGAATTTGTACTCATGAGGTTATAAGTACCAAATTTGGTTGTTCTCATGTTAGCACACATGGTATTTGCAACATCTTGTACATGAACTAATGGTCGCCATTGATTTCCACCAAAGACTGATATTTCCCCACGAACCAAGGCTCGAAGAGTTAATGTGTTGACAACCAAATCATTTCTGAATCTACCAGAGATACCATGAAGAGTACCTAAGCGGTATATGAGTGTATTTGGGCGATCCGCGAGTATCTCTTCTGCCTCAATTTTGTTTTGGGCATAAAATGACAATGGGTCTAAAGTACTCTCCTCAGTCGACAGTTTTTTACCAGAGCCATAGACTGAACAAGAACTAGGGAAAACAAGTATACCATCAAACATTTCCATTAACATCCTAACAGATTCTACATTTACTGCATACGCTGTTTGATGGTGAATTCGACATGCTTCATCTCCAACAATTCCAGCCATGTGGAAGACTACATCAAATTTGTGTTGATTGAAAAAGTTTTTCATCTCTTGTGTATCTGTAACATCTAGGTTTTGGAACTTGATGTTTTTAAGATACTCTTTTTCATACAACAAGTTATCAATCACATAGACAGTGTGGTGGTTGTACCTGTGTAAAGTATCCACAATTGCGCTACCTATGTACCCTGCTCCCCCTGTAACTAGTATATTCATAATTGATTTCCTATTAAGAATTGAACTACTTTGTCTGACACTAATAAATCTCCATATCCCGTAGGAAGTTCCCAACTTGAGTTGGCCATAATATGAAGTGTGTGGTGAAAGTTTAGTACGAGTTTAGAACAATGAAGAATATTTACAGCATTAACCCCAGCTACTATCGAACCCCCAGTTTCAATTACTTCTTGTCTTTCCATACTGTCTCGGAGTATAACAGAAGGGATATTGAAGATGCATGCTTCCTCTTGAACTGTTCCGCTGTCAGTTAAAATCACTCTGGCAAACATCTCTAAAGAACCAAAGTCTATAAATCCTAGTGGTTCTGTGACAATAACTGTCTCTTGGAGTTCTTTGTACAGGTCTGGATGATGTTCTTTTGCTTTTTGTTTGGCTCTAGGGTGCATGGGGTATACAATAGGGAGTTTTGTTTCCTCTGTAAAATCAATTAATGCCATTAAGATATGTTCAAATCTTTCAGGTTTATCAACTGTTTCAGCTCTATGGCAAGTTACTAATGCATAGTTATTCCAAGTAATACCAAGCTGCTTAAAGATAGTTGACTCCGCCATTTTACTATCATGTAATTGCAATACCTCAAAAATAGGATTACCTGTGACAAAGATTTTTTCCTTAGGAATGCCGGCCGCCAACAGATTTTGTTTACTCATTTCGGTGTATGGTAGATTGTAACTAGACACGGCATCAATTGCCCTTCTGTTTATCTCTTCTGGGACTCGTTTATCATAACATCGATTCCCTGCTTCCATGTGGTATACGGGATATCCCATTCGTTCAACTAACAAGGCACAGAGGCTGGTATTTGTGTCGCCTAGGATTAAAACTTTGTCAGGGTTCTCAATTTTAAGTATCTCCTCAATATCAATAAATGTATTCCCTATTTGGTGACCTAATTTTTTGGTTGGTGGTTTACTAACTCTGTAGTTCGGTTCTCTTATTCCTAACTCTTGATAGAACACATCGGACATCATATGTTGATCGTTTTGTTGGGTGTCTACTAAAATATGGTCACAGTGTGTATCCAATTTCCTTATAATCTCAGACAACCGAATTAGCTCTGGTCTTGTACCAACAATTGTAAGTATCTTAGTCAATGTACCCTTCTTCCCTTAAAACTTTCTTGTCTACAGCTGGGTGTAAAATTGGTTGTAATTCATCCATCCATTTCAGTTTAATAATTGCATATTCTATTGACCGTCGATATCTCTCATTGAGCACTTTGTCATTTGCAAAGAATTTCTTAGCTTGGTTGCTATGAATACGTCTGCTCATAAGAGGTAGAGGAACGCCCAAAACTTTGTGTTTGTCGGCTATCTGTAGCCAAAGATCATAATCTTGTTTGTACCGTAATCGTTTGTCGTAACCCGCAACTGAATTATACACTTCTTTGGACATGATAACTGCGGCTCCGTTTATGAAATTATTACCAAAGTCTTGTTCCACTAACTTCTTCCAAATTTCTTTGCCATCGTTATCTGGTACGTTCGCAACATCGTGCATTTTAACACCTTGGAGAACATAGCTGGGGTCAAAAAACAACTCGCGATAGCCTGAATATGAGAATTGGGCTTTAGTATGTTTCATATAGGTGAGTTGTACTTCGGTTTTGTCAGGGTGAAAAAAATCATCACAGGCCATAGGACAAATCCAATCACCAGTAGCTTGTTGTATTCCGAAGTCCCAAGCTACGGCTACTCCTTGGTTGGTCCCCAATTGGAAGAATTTGATGCGTTCGTCAGACCTGTCCACCTCATTGTACCATTTAATAGGAAGATCTGTGCCGTCGTCAACCAAAATAATTTCCATTTCTACTGGCCCTGTTTGGAATAGGCAAGAGTCAATGGCATCTTGTACCAGCTTGGATTGTGGATTGTACACTGGGATTATTACGCTAACTTTATTCATTTCTTTCCAATATCATTAGTCCATGGCTGTATGCATGGAGTTCTTTTATTTTCCATGTTTTGGTATGTGCCAAGAAGTCATTTGTGGATTGAGTAGACCCAGGATGATCCAAATAGTCATGGATCATAATCCACTTTCTTACTTTATGCTCATTTTTGAAATATAATGCTAGTGAATGATCATAGCCCTTATCTGAATCCATATGAACTAAATCTACTGTTCCTATATCAACATCTAAATCATCACCATAGGTAAATTTAAATTCAATATTATTTTTTTCACAAATAAGTTTTAGCTCTTTCGCTACACACTTAGTATCAGGATGTTTGTCAGTACAATGAATACTTTTAGGTCGACCACTTATTAGGGCCCTGGCCGACAAACCTCCCGCTAATCCTAAATCTACAACTTCTTGGCATTGTGAAGCATACCACCTGTACACCGGAGCCAAGGAGCTGTTATCTTGAAAGTATAGCCCACTACATATTTGTTTGTACGATTCCTCTAAATTATACGTAAGGTTTAAGTCTCCTCCTTCCCTATCAAACTTATGATTCATAGCTACAGCCCTGTCGACATAGTTGAATGGACAATTGGGTAGACCCGCATAATTGGGTGGTTCTTTAATTATTAGCAAGGTAGACCTCTATTCTTTCAATTAACTGACTAGCATTGGCTTTTGAAGATGTAACATTCATACTACCACACATAAAGGCTGTTTTAATTGCATTGTCTGCTACTGATTGGCCGGCTGGTTTGGCTAATTCTTCATCAACTTTATCAGCCATTTCATCTATTTGGTCATGTTGAAAAATTGGATAGAATGTAGTTTGATAGTTGTCCTTTTTGAACCCGTGATTGTATCGCATAAACTTATCAAATTCAGGTAGATCATCAGTGGGTGGGTTTTCTATTACAATTGGAAATGTTCCTAGTAAAGCTGCTTCAAGAGGAGGCATTCCACCCATAGCATAAATCATAAGTTTGGATGTCATAATTTCATAGTATCTTTCCCATCCCCAAACACCACCCCTAATATCTAGCTTAACTTTAGGGTTGGTCACACCTTGTTTGAGTACTTCAAGCATTGTCCCATCACCAATAACTGTCCAAGTTACTTTAGATTTGATTTTGTTCATCACCTGCATTAAAAGATCGTACCGTTTGATAGGCATAGCCCGTGATACTGTGATAACTTTATCATCTTGTCTTTTTGGGCTGTACATTCTCTGTGCTGTTTCAATTGAGACTACGTCAACAGAAGGGTAGCGGATTAACAAGTCATCAACCTTGCCTAAGAGTTTGTGATGAAAATCTACTCTGCAATGGTTACTTACACTCTTCATGTGAGCGTTTTTCCACGCTTTTCCTACCATCATATAGTGGGGAATAGTGCTGGCTAACCTTTCAGATGCAATCTCTGGATCATCCCTACTCAAACCATAGTTGGCAAAGTCAATGTTTTCCTTTACTCTCCAAGGGGGTAATACTTCTACATGGGAGTAATGCGGGATATTAAGCTTTTTAGATATAGCATCACCCACAAGTGTTACAGATTCATATGGACTGAACACTACATCTGCTTTTGTAATGGGGAGATAATCCAAACTTTCTACCCACAATACTTTATGCCCTAATTTTTCTAGTTCTCTGGCAACAGCATCAGAAGGAGTTGAAACCCAGTCGTAGCCTCTCATTCGGGCATAAATAATTACCATTAATATGTTCCTTCTTTAATTCGTTGTATGGAGTCTATATTGATATTTTCTTTAGCAAAAGGTAGAAAAAATACTCCGTCCAATTGCAAAAAATATCTCATAATAGTTGAGTATCTTTCATCCCTACTCTTTGGGGTGTCAAATGATTCAACTAAAAGAGTCCCATCTTTAAGCATCATACTTATTTTGTAGTCCAAGATAAGATCAGTCATTTTCCATTCTTTCCCTGTGATAGATCATCATAGCGTAATTAGCTACGTCTACCATGCGTTTTTCGTTCATAGCAACTTGCATACTTTGTCTGAATCTCTCAATTTCATTTTCTGTATTATTAGAAGGATCAATACTCCCAGGCATATGCCAATTTGCTTTTCCTTGTTTTGCGCATTCATCCAATCTTTCTTGCATTGCCGCAGAAAAAGATACCACACCTAGAATAGTGGCTTGCTCGTTTGACATATTCGATGTAATTTTTTGTGGTTGTACTTTGTTGTCCATTTTAATTCTCCACTCCTTGAAACATTTGGGTTAGCATGTGTTTTAACGTATATTTCTCTTTGTATAGTTTGTAGCCCTCTTCGGAAATATGTTCACGTTTTTTATCATCGGCTAGAAGCTCTTGAATTTTCTTCAAACACTCTTCTTGGTTCTTATAAAACACCATATGTTTCCCATCTTCAAACATATCCTCTAATTTAGGGACGTAAATATTTAGACCAACAGTTTTGGTTGCCATTGGTTGAAAATATCTGTCGGAGAAGTATAAAGGAACATCGTTTATGATATTGATATTAAGAACAATTTTGGCTTTGTTGAGGGTCTTAACAAATTCCTTATCAAAAATTCCAGGTTTGACATAAGATTTCAAACTCTCTGGCCAAGCACCATTTCCGTAGATTTGAAGTTTGACCCCATTTTGAACGAGGTATTCCAAAAGGCCTACTCTATGTGCACTATGTGGAGTTCCAATAAACAAAACATCAATTGTCTTTTCCTCGTCCATAGGTTTGAAGGTTTTATCGTCTGGTGTGATAGGAAGAAATTGACAAGGCTTCTGTGTTTGGGAAAATACTTTTGACAACAGGTGCGGGTCGCCGGTAGACCAGAAGGATGTATGACAAACGTTACTTAGAGATGCAAACCATGGTTCCACTTCTTTGCGGTTGTCTACATACCAGTTTAACATCTTGGTTTTAGGGCTGAGTAAACCAACGTAAGACAAGAAACCAGGTACAATAGTATGACCGCCACATATAAGCACATATTCTGGTTCATGATGGACAATTGTGTTGAGCAACTCATATGTAGCATTGAGGTGGTTGCTTGTTTTAGCTTTAGCTCTATAATCAAAGGGGATAACTTTATGACCAAAACTTTTCTCCAGAGTTCGTCTGATATAAATTTCATTCCTTAGGGCACCCCCTGAAAAATCCCCAACCAAGATTGTTTTGGGTTTAGGCTTAATAGTATCAGGGAAAAACACAGCATTATACACTTCATCAACTTTGTGATCGCTCAAGCAATCACACGTACTAAACTTTTCTGTGTATTGACATGGTGAGCATGGTGGTCGTTTATTGAGTATTGTAACATTCGTTCCAAGGGGTTTGTTCTTTGATACCATGGTCGGAGCAAAAATAGCAAACGTTTTCGTTCCCACAGCTGCAGCAATATGGGTCGGCCCCGTATCGTTGCCAATGTATATGTCGGCCATGGACAGTAAAGAGGCAAGTTGAGGAATATTCAATTTGTCCATAAAGTTGAGTGTCACATTCTGTGACCACGTTTTTTCCTTTGCTTCTTCTTTGTCCTCTTCGTCTCCTATGGGTACGATTTTGTATTCTGGAAATTTCTTTCCTATTACCTCTGCCAATTCTGCGTAATATGGCCAACGTTTAACCTCCCATCCTGGGATACGTAAGGCGGTATCACCAAAGACGATAAATTTTTCAAGACCCTCTTTCGCCATCAATTTTTTAACGTGTTCTAACTCCGCTCCTTCTGCTTGTTGGCAATGAGTAGTGGGAACTTCGTTTGTTGCACCCAAAAATTCAGATACAGACATATGTTGAATTGATTCATGGAATGTTTTAAGGTCTGCCTTCAAAGCTGTTTTGGTATAATGGTGTAAAAGATTTAGGTGGTTTTTCTCAATCTCATGTCCCCAAATAGAAACAAAACAGAGATCATAGTAGTTTTCATCAAACTCTGTTATTACATTATCAACTACGTCCCATCCCCTGATTACTTGAGCGGCTGATTCTTTGCACCAAACAGTTAGGTTAATTCTAGGATGGTTATGCTTCAGGGCTTTGAGGGCGGGAGTAAGCATGACCATATTGCCTATCCCCTGCCCCATAATAATTAGTACTTTTTGTACACGAGTAGAATCAATAATAGGCAAAAGATGTTCGTAAATAAACGAGCCTAAATTAATACCCTGTTGTTCTAGTTTTTGTCTTTTATCCGTATCAACAGAGGCATACTTTTGTAAAGATTGTCCTACTGCTTTCTTGATTTCTTCTTGTATGATAAATGCAAGTCTAGTTGGTTGGTTGCCCATATTTTTTCCTAAGGTTTACTCGATTCAAATGCCAATTCAACGAGGGTTGCCATCTGAAATCTGGTTGTTTGAAAAGTTGGGTTAAGATCTTTATTATTGATATTTTATTTTCAGTTACTAATTTGTGGTGGTAAGAACAAAGTGTTATCAAGTTCCAAAGTTCTGATGGGCCTCTTTGGCTTTTGGGTATTATATGATGTACCTCAACTCGGAAATAACTACCACAGGCCCTTACTCGACATCGATGTTTATCTAACTCTAGTGCTTGTTCATATACATTCACTAATGTTCATCCAAATTGATTTTGAATTTGTCCATATCTTCGGATGTGAAAAACCCTTGGTCTCTAAATTTTCTTACCATGTTAGATGAAGCCAAAACTAAACGTTCTCTCCAGTCAGCTTTGTGCTCGTTTACAACCTTGAAGTCCCAGTCAATTATGTTATCTAAATCTATTTCGGATTGATGATTGGCCCCAGCTTCAATGTCTGGATTGTCAACTCTGAATATTTTAACAGTTCTACCACAATTGAGAGCGTGAAGCATGTTATATTCGTTTTTGAACCTAGTATCAGGAATTATATACACTTGGTCTTTATCCTGTATTTGGGAGAGAAGAATATTGATCCATATATCTTTGGGATCTCTAGTTGGAGAATGTTGAACTATATAATCAAACTCATCAATTTTATCGTACCACATATTGGACAAACCATCTAAGACAGTACGAAGATACTTCAGCTTGCGTTTTAAGTCGGCTGTTTCAATTGCAAATTCAGAGATAGCTAATTTTTCAACCCAAAGAGGATAATCTGATACTCCCATTGTTGGGCTATCTTCTTCCATCCAATTATGTATATGTTTCAGGTTGTTTCGGGCAGAGAGACCTATGCCCTGTAGAATTTGGCGCGAATTTTTGGTTTTCTTATCTGTTACTTCTTCTTTTGACAAACCAAAGTATTCTATGCCTAGATTTCGTAGATAGTCAGCGAAGGCTATACGTTTAAACCCATAGAGTTTGCATAGTATTTGACAAAACTCATCTTTACCTGACCTAGCTTTCCCGTGAATTCCAATTAACCGCATTCATCATCCTCTATTTTTTCTAGTGTACAATACTTTTTAAGAGAGTCTATTGAGCCTTCGGTTGGAGCATCCTTAATACAATTAGGACAAAAGTTAGGCATCAAAGGAAACCCTTCTGGAAGCTCTGGTGAGTTAGTGATACAGTCACATTTAGTGCATTTATATTTTGGCATTAAGCTACACCTAAATGATAACCCAAACGTAAACATTCTTCACACCAATTATCATTGTTGATAACCATACTTTCAGTTACTCTATACTTTTCTTGACATGGACCAACTCTTGGTGTATCTGGTTTATCACATAAAGGGCCTAAGACTGTAATGTTTACTCGATTAGATTGAAGATAGATATGTAACGTACCATTTATGTTAGAGCAATAAGGTATAACCGAACGAGCAAATTCAGCCAATAGAAATTCCCTACGATTTATAAACGTCGTTGTTTCATGACTAAGTTCAGGTGTTCCTCCCTTTATTGCTACAGCTATCTCTATTGGTGGTGGAGCAGGTGGCGTTACATTTGGTATGTGAGGCTCAAGTCTTTTTTTCATTATCTTCCCTTTTCTTTCACTGGGGATTTAATAAACGTAACATTTTTCTTAGGCTTCTGTTCTTTGGCCCTACGTTCCCGCAAAAGTTCTTTGTCCAAATTGACAGGTATAATTTGTGGGTGTCCTAGCGCAACTACATACTTTGTCACATCTGTCAATTCACAAGTAGGCTCATCATAATATAGAGAATCGTATATTTTACCTTTATGTTTGGCTTTTAATTTTGTCCCCATTTTGATCACATCTATTTTCCAAACGTCTGGATGTTTGGCTAAGATAGGATACTTCGTGATAAGTTTTTTGTGATAATCTTTGCAAGTCATACCCGTGTTGTGAATAGCTAGGATTTTAATCATCCTATATTCTCCTTTTGGCCTCTAGAAGTTTCAGCTTTTAATATACTTTGGAGCACGGTAATTTTCTTCTCCATTTTTTCTTCTGCATTGGACAATTTTAGCACTAAGTTATTTGGTATCAACGACTTAGTGTTTGTATATAATTTGCGGTCGGCTTCAGAGTACTTCTGTTTCTTTGGGCTGTAATGAAGAATTGAATAAATTTGAAGATAAGTTTTGGCATCTGCAACACATTGACCAACCGAGTAGTAAATTGACATATGAGAAATAAGCGCATCCTCAATCAAAACAGGGTCTGTATCTATATTTTTACTTAACTCGCTGTCAGCCAACGCCAAAATTTGCTTAGATTTTCGATAAAAACTGCTGAACTCTTCCTTTAAAATATCTGCATGCTGTTGAAAATGAGATCTCAAATCAACTAATTCTTGTTCTTCTGGCTCCATTGGAACTGGTATATTATTGAACTCCATCCGAACTCCTAATTACTATCAATTGATTAAGTACTGTACTAGCATTTCACGTTGTCATTACACTGTTACTATACTAAGCATTTACAATGATCCAGAAGGTACTGGTGTTGCTCAGTATAGTGGAATACATAGTTAATATGAACTATCAGTTTATACCGAGACTTTTTTATAAGTATAACACAGGAAATCGAAAAAAGTTCCTATTTATTTTCACTTTTCTTCAAGTTTTTTTCAAGTGTGGCTGATTTTTTAACCAAAAAAGAGTTAGATCAACGATAAAAGATGTAGGTACTTTATACGTTTGAGGTTAGGAGAATTTCAGTGGAAGCAAAAATAGTTTACTTCATAGACGAAAAAACAGAAGAAAAGTTCCTGGAGGTTCTTAGGAAATATTGGCAGTTTTTTGGAAAGAAGACTCCAACAGAAGCTGACGACATAGCTATTTCAAGTTATGACCATCTAATCAGGGGCTTGGACTTTGATGGCAACCCTGTAAAAAATAGTAATTTGGTCTATTTTGATGACGTTCTTTCAGAACTAACAAGTGCTTTCTACACCCCAACAGACATTCAGAGATTCAGGTTCAAAAAAGGTGTTAGACCAAAGAAGAAAAACAGCTCGCGAAACAGCCGTAAATCCGCTAATACCAACGGTTTAGACGGAATCAACCAAGTTGAGGTGGACAGAATTAAGACTAACCTTCTGTCCGAATACCCGTTTCTAGATCGAAAGGATTTAGAAATCAGCATAGAGAACTATTGTCGATTGATTGTGAAAATCAGCGACCTAATGACCAGAGATATTGTAGCAAATAACGTAGCCATTAAAAATCTGACCGAGACGATGATTAAGCTTGGTGGCTTTTTAGGTATAGACGAAGAGAAAAAAGCCAAACAAAAAGCGTTTGAGGACCAACAAAGCGTAGCGGCCCTGAGTATGCAGTTTCAACAGACAATAGATGTATATCCCGCTATTATGGACAGAATGCGCTATGAAGAAATCCGAATCCTCCTTGAGAAGTACGACAACAGCTCTATGGGTATTTCCAAGGAGTTATTTGAAAGCCCCGCCTATTCTGGGATGACAATTGCCAAAGCAAGGGAATTTGTCAAGGAAAGAGAGATGAAATATGAAGAGAAAGACGCTTAATCTACCAGACGATGGAGGTCCCCATGAACCTTCACCTGATAATACAAATTGGCGAATACGTAGGGTATAATTGGTTTTGGCTCGATGATACAGCCTTAGCTTTCTGGTTGTACTGTCTTAAATAAGGAAATATATGAGAGTTCAATATACTGTAAGAGAAACTGTTGACAAATACTTCCCGATTTATTTCTATCGGAAACATCTTGATATAGCAGCTAGAGATCTTTTAGGCTTGGATTTATGCCCACATCACAGGATGATTCTAAGGGATTGGTCGCAGGGAAAGCCTATCAATATGCTATTTTCCAGTCGTGGTATGGGTAAATCCGTTCTCCTGGCCATTTATTATGTTTTAATGTCTATGTTATACCCTAAATTAAAGTCCATTGCCGTTGCCGGACAGGGTTTTAGAGGCTCAAAAATGGTACTCATGGAATGCGAACGTATAATCAATGGATATTTGAGTGGTCAAAGGCAATATGGGTATGCGAAAAGATGCCTACCCGATCCTAGACGCGTAATTTCTAAGGACCCCGCATATTGGTCAATAACATTTTCTAATGGGTCCATAATTTACGGTATTCCTTTAGGGGCTACGTCCGATGGAAATACAATCCGTGGTTTGAGATCACACTTACTAGGTCAAGATGAAGCTTTTATGATTCCTACTAAGTTGTATCAGGCTGTGTTAGACCCCATGCAGAACGTGCTGTATGATCCAAATAAGCCAGCATCGGAGCAGGCTGTTAAGAATATGTCTATTTCAATTTCAACGTGCGACTTTGACTTCAGGGATTTTTATCGACAGTACCTCTATTATAAAGCCGTGCTGGAATCTGACGAGGATAGATCGTCAACAGAGATACAGAAAGAAGACATTTCCTTGTTCAACTTCGATTTGGACGACTCCTATTATACACTCGACGGCGAGAAGCAAATGAAGTGGGGTGTTGACTATGATCGGATTATGAAGAAGAAGGCCCTTCCAACAACTGACCCAGCACTATGGATGGCTGAGAACAAGAATATTCCCCTTAACTTACAGGGTGGCTATTTCCCCTTTGAAGAAATTGAAAAGGGGATGAACATTATGTTGGATATGAAAAATGAAACTTATCCAGGGGTTCTTGATTCTTGTAGTGCTCAGTGTATTTTGGGGGTGGACACAGCGGTATCTAAGGACAATACTGCTTTTGTGATTATTAAGGCCGGTCATTTGATGAATCACACTGATAGAGATGTGGATAAATGTATGTCAGCAAATATGGGTAAAAAGTGCCCATTTCTAGGTGTAGGAAAACGTTGTAACATAAAAAAATATTCTTCAGTAATATTCGCCTATGAAGAAAACAAAATGAGTCAACAAAAAAGAGTTGATCTAATCTACGAGTTGTTAGAGCGTTACAATATAGTTGCGATAGCTATGGATTTTAGGGGTGGTGGTGGAGAACTAGCCGACCTCCTGCGTGACAGTGACTATATCAAAAAAAGAATAGGACCAACTGTAAAGGCAATCTATGACCCTGATCGTAACCCTAATTCGAAGGGTCTTCCCATGTTGAACCTTTACAGTACCAACCAAGAAACGAACCTAGTGTTCAATGGGTATATGAAGGGAATCATCTCAAACCAAACCCTTCTTTTTCCCAGACCATTAAGGGATAGACCAGAGAACCCAAGACTTTTGGAAAGTGCTGGTCATGTAGAATCATTGATAAATCAAATAGCCAGAATTAAAGCATACCCAGCTGGTCGAAATGTCAAATTTGAGATAGAAAGTATAGACTCTGAAACAGGCAGAAAAGTGCCGGGACGAAAAGATCTTTACTCAGCCCTAATGATGGCTGTAGGTAGAATGCGGGAAATGGTAGAGGAACAAGAAAATACCGAAGTCTTTGATCCCAATAATTTAGCATTGCCTGTTGCGTTTAACATGTAGACAAGAAGATAATATAACTTGAAATCAACATGAGGTTATAATCATGGCACTTTACGCTCATAACAAGCGTAGCAGAAAAAGGTACACAAACAATCGCAAAAAAGCTTACAAAAACAAACAAGTAGACACGTTGGTTGACCAAGCAATAGGTCAAATGAAAGCAGCACAAGACCAACAGAAGTTTTTTGCACAGGGTATTGCTGTACACACAAATGTAAACAGAAGAACTAGTACAAACGTTCTGGAGAATGTAAATGATCTGCAGAACCCTGATTTAGAAGATCGACTTAAGATGGTTGATCTATGTCGTAAGCTAAGACAATCAGAGGGTATTTGTGGCTCAGTAGCAGATCTTCTGGTGGATTTCGGTATTACACGAGGTTCATTTTATTCTGATAATACAGAGTTGAAAAGTATTCTAAACAAATGGGCCGCTTTTGTAAACTCGACGGTAGAACTATCTAAGTATAAGGGTTTGGTTTTTCCAACACCAGGATTGAGGGCTCTTTCTAGGAAGATCTTTGATGATTATGTTGTAGATGGAGACTCTATTTTTACCTTGTACTGGCAGAATGGGGTTAAGATGAGTATAGATGGCGATGCCTTATTTTTGCCTACTTCTATCCGGGTGTTAGATACCCTTGCATTAGAGATTGATCCTGATCTTGCTAGATTTGGGGTTGAACGAATTACATTGAAACTCGATGACAAGGTGATTGAGCGTATTACTAAACCAGAAAATGAGGCTGACAAGTTCTTAAAGGACAACCTACCCAAAGAATGGTTGAAATTTATAGCCGCAGGCGACGATATTGTACTTGATCCAAACGTGACCTTTCATGTTAGTAGAAACGACAAGGACTATGAAGCTTGGGGACAGTCTTATTTTATTAAGGCCTTCAGCGCAGTAGCTGCTAAGCGTCGTTTGCAGGCCGTTGATGATGCTACTATTGATGGTTTGATTAATCGTTTCACAATCTTTAAGCTGGGGCTAGAAGACAGAGAAAAGAACCCAGCTTACCACATCCCCTCTTCTGCTAGAGTGGCTGCTTTGGTAAATATCTTGACTGATCCAAAACGGAGTAATGCTGCTGTCTGGCCAGGACCTGATTTGGATTATATTGATATTGGACCTGATGGGAAAGTGCTAGAGTTTGATCAGAAATACAAGCAAGCTGACAAGGATATTCTACGTTCCTTACATGTATCCCCCCTCTTGATTGATGGAACTACAACGGGTGCGGCAGCTGACGACTTTATCTCATTCCTTTCGACGGAGGTAGGGTTAGATGCTGTTCGTAGTGAGCTTGAAGCTACCTTTGGTATTATAGGTAGGGAGATAGCTATAGCTAACAATTTACAGTATGAAGAATTATACTATCGATTTGACACTCAACTCTTGAATGACCAAGAGCGTGTAAAGAACTTTGCTATTAAGGTCTTTGAGCTTGGTGGTTTGTCTGTTGAAACATTTGTCAAAACTATGGGATATAACTTCGACACTGAAAAACAGCTGAAGGAACAAGAGGAATCGGATGGTACTACAGAGTTATTTGTGAATCCAAATATTCCTGGGTTTACTGGAGTAGCCCCTACTGGTACTCCTGAAGGTGACGATCCAGAACAACCAGCAGATAAAGATGGAAGACCAAAGAATGAGCCAGAAGAGGCTGCCCAGAATCCATTGGATAACGTAACCCTATACTACTCAACGTATAGGCAAACTTTTGATCGGATTAAACATGACATAGAATTGAAGTATAAACTCCGTCCTGACGACATAGGTTCTATGCAGATGACTCTTGTGAGTGGTTTTTCTCAGTTTCGAATGCTGGTTGAAGCCCAATTGAGGGACATATATAGCAAAGAATCAGGTGGTAATGTGACGGCTGATTTACAAGCATTAATTGCTTGGAACGATAAATACATAGATAATTTCTATACACAACTAAGAGATGAACTTAGCAGTAATCCTGCTGAGATTGCCAAGATATTTGAAAGCAATGAATATCGGGTATATTTGTATGCAACTGAAAGCTATCGAAAAGCCACTTGGGTGGGCCGAATTACAAGAGCCAGACTTGAGGGATTTTCAAGAGGTATTTGGGTGTGTAAGAACGAGGATTCTCCTTGTTTTATAAACGATGGAATTGCATTTGACTTTGAGTATTTGGTAGAAAACTTCCCAGGTCATCCTAATTGTGAATGTGTATTGGAATTTCAATAGGGGTTGCGATGATATTACAAAAACATGCTAAAAAACATGAGCAAATAGACCGCCGCCTAGAAGTTTTGAATGAAGAATTGGAAGGTATGGAAGAAGAAATAGAACTGCAGGCCGCAGTTGTACAGAATTTGGGTGAAGGGATTATGTTGGTAGAAACAAAGAACGGTCTTATCGCTTACGCGAATCCCCAGTTGGGAGAAATGTTTGGCTATGAAGCTACAGAGCTAAAAGGGAAACACATAAGTCTTCTGGCACTTGAAAAAGAAGCCGAGGAAGTGATGGAAGCTTTGAAGGCTAAAAGAACACACCAAATATTACGCACAGACGTAACATGTACCAAAAAGGATGGTACAGCATTTGTGTGTGAAGTATCCATATCGACTTTCAATCATAAATCGTATGGAGAGGTTTGGGTGGGTCTTCATAAAGTCAAAACCTAGGGGAAAGGGAACTCAATATGAGCGACCGATTTAACAACGGGCAATTTAGCGAATGGCGAAGACTTATTTTGGATAAACTCCGAACGAATACAGAGTCCATAAAAGACCTTGAAAATAATCAGCATACATTTGAGATTCGAACCATAAAAGATATAAAGGATCTTGAAGCTGACATCAAGGTAGCAAAGAAATCAGCAATAATTTGGTCATCCATAGGAGCTTCTATAACTACTGGGGTGATCGGCTTAATATACTTAATACTAACGTTAGTAAAAAACTAAGAAGAGATTTGAGGAGATAAATCATGGCTATTACAGCAACTCAGATTCAATTTAGATTGTCAATTCCAGGTGAAACAGGCGGGAATACTGCCGCTCAGCCTGATGCTAATGACTCTCTTGGGGGTTGGGTATCTACTACAACCATCCAAGCTGCAACATTGAACAATCTATTTGATGATGTTTCAGGTGACGAGAATGCTGCAAGTGATATTGAATACAGAGGCTTTTTCGTTTATAACTCAAACATAACTCTTGGATGGGAATCAACTGTGATGTGGTTGAGTGCTACTGTTACTGGTGGTGCTTTAGCATCTATCGCTGTAGATGGAACAGCTGCTAGTACAGTAGGTTATTCTGCTGCTAGCCAGATGTTGGAGATTCCAGATGAGAGCACTGAACCGACTGGTCCCCCAACTTGGCTCGCACCTACGTCTAAGGGTACAGGAATTTCTCTGGGAACTATCCCGCTAAATTCCGTAAGAGGTGTTTGGGTTCAAAGATTAGCACAAAATAGTGCTGCTCTTAACAACGACGGTATCACTATCAGCTTTGAAGGTGACACTGCTGCGTAAATATGGGACCCCTTTATGGGGTCCTATACCTTTATTCAAAGAGGTAATTATGTGTGAAATACTTATAAGAGCAAAGGAGCATTCTTTGGTACTTGCAAAGGAGGCCGATTTGACAGAAAGACAAATAGAAGCTAGGAAAGTGATACCTAGAAAAGGGTCCCCAATTGTGGTGCGTGGAGATGGGCATACTTGGGGTAAAAAAGAAGGACCACCCAACCACGTAATAGTAAAAATACCTGGTTTAGATCCAGGGAAGGTACAGGATCTACTTATAGAAGATGACGCGAATGATGGTGAAGGGAAACAGATTTTGTACAACATACGTAAGTATAAAATAACTGGGACCCTTATGAATTCAATGATAGCTAGTGGTGGTATTATTACTATCTCTGAAAATAACCTACGCCAAGGTATTAAGCAATGGCAGATCTAACATTTGAAGTCAGATTAGATGGTGCTGGAGACTATACTTCACTCAATGCAGCCTTGACTACCGAAGAAACTGATCTAACTACCGCTGAGGATACTCACACTTTTGAAATTACAGGTGCTTGGGGTACCCTAGAAGAGGGGCAAATAAACTCTAATGGTTATACCACCAATCCAACCTATTACTTGAAGGTTATTGCTCTTGGTACTGCTAGGCATAATGGTTTTTGGACTGAGGGGGCTTATGCTGTTGGGTCGGGTTCAACTGGGCATAGTTTGATTATAAGTGGCGACCACACGGAAGTACACAATCTACAATTTACCCATGACCAAACAGCTGTCGCGCAAAGAGCTGCCATGGTGTTTTCAAATGCCGGAGGCGGGATTATTGATGGGTGTATAATTCGAAAGCGTAATGATTGTGATGGTGAAGCTTTTGGTATTTATTTGTGGCCGAGTGCTGGGAATACTAAATGTGTTGTATCTAACAACATAATATACGGATATAATAACTCCACCGCTCCAAATAGCGCGATGTTTGTACACTGTACAGGGTCTGATGCTAATAGCGTTTATAATAACACCATTTTTGATTGTTACCGTGGTATGATGTCTTACCCAGAGAAAGGGGTAATAGTTAATAACGTATTTGCTTCTTGCAAAATACCCACCGCCGCCGTTTTATTCAGCGATGGTACTAACTATAATGCTACAGATACTTTGTCAATAGGTTATACTAATACACCTACTAATGATGTGGTTGGTGCTACAATCATTTTTGCTTCTATCTTAGATAAAGACTTTCATATTAGACCTTGTCCTATGGTGGACACAGGATTAGACTTATCTGATGATAGTAGATATGCTTTTTCAAATGATATTGATGGTGCAACTAGATCTGGCAATTGGGATAGAGGTGCTGATGAATGGCTAACAGACCTAGTGTTCAGTGTCAGACTAGACGGTAGTGGAGACTATACAGCGTTGCATACAGCCATGGTCACTGAACTAAAGGATTTAACAGGCAGTCTTCAAACACACACATTTGACATTACAGGTGCTTGGGGTACTGCGGAGGGTGGTGTCTCTGTTACTGGTTATACTACAAACCCAACTTACTTTTTTACGGTTCGATGTTTGGGTACATCTTTACACACTGGCAAATGGACACCAGGAGCTTTTATAGCGGGAACTAACTATAACTCTAACTCTGTAACATTTTATAGCACTAATTATTGTGAAGTATATGGTTTACAGATTAGAATGGATAATGATGATGCATCATCTCGCGGCGGCCTTGTCCTGGGTAACAACGGTGGTGGCATTATAGAGAACTGTATTGTCAAAAAAACAGGAGCCTCAGTAAGTGGCTCAGAAGGTATTTATGTATGGCCCGACCCCGGCGGCGGCGGCACTGGTACAACTTATGCTAGGGTAGTTAATAACATAGTATACGATTTTATTGGTGGCGTTACTGATGTTGGTATTTTGGCGGCCAGCATTGCCGATGGTGGTTCTTATGTTTTGAACAACACAATCTTTAATTGTGGTATAGGTATAAGAGCGTTTAATCAAGATTGTATAGCTATAAATAATGTGCTTGCTTCTTGTTTGAACCCCGCCGCCGACTATTCTTTTTCTACAGATTCAGACTATAACATTACTTCAAGTGTGTCTATGGGTTATAATCAAACGCCCCCAGCTAACGATATTCTCTCAGCTCCAATTGTTTTTGCTTCAATCGGTGGGGAGGATTTTAGATTGCGTCCGTCAGCTATCGCCAGCATTGGAATTGATACAGGGTTCAATCTATCAGCATACCCAACTTACTCTTTCTCTGATACCATAACTGGGTCTATTAGGGGAACTGTTTGGGATAGAGGAGCGCACGAATGGACAAAGAATATTATATTCAGTATCCGCAACGATGGTAGTGGGGATTATACAACATTAGCGGCAGGCGTTAATACCGAAGCTAAAGATATAACAGCCAGTCTTCAGTCACACACATATGAAATTACGGGTACTTGGCCTGAGGCAGAAGGTGGTATTTATGATGCAGCATATCACGCTAGCCCAACTTACTTTTTGAAGTTTGTAGCTTTGGGCTCTTCTCGTCATACTGGGAAATGGACAGATAGTGCATATGCTTGTGGGTCTGCGGCAAGTAACGGTTTTAAATTTGGTGATCCTGGTTGGATATACGTTTATGGTTTGCAAGTAATGCTTGAGAGCGGAAGTACAGGAGCAAGATATGGTATAGAGATTCAGAATAATGCCGGAGGAGTTATCGACGGGTGTATTGTTAAGCTAGAATTAGATCCCGGTGGTGCTAAGTATGGGATGATCATATACCCTGCGGGTGGCGGTACATTTTTTAATATCACCAACTCTGTTGTCTATGGCTTTAAAAACGAAGACCCTATTGCCGGGGGTATTTATGCTGGCTCAGGATCGGGTAAACCAGGGGCTGCATATATCTCTAACACTACGTTTTACAATTGTCATCAAGGTCTATTTGTTGGTACAGACGATGTGATATTAAGAAACTGTGTGTTTGCGTCTGTTAAGATACCAGCAAGAACAGGGTATCATTTTCAGTATGCTAGCAACAACGCTACCGATACATTGGCTATGGGTTATACCAATACAGGTACCGAAGATATTCTTAGTGCTACTCTTGTTTTTGCATCAATATTAGATCGTGATTTTCATCTTATGGACGGGTCTGATTGTATTGGTGCTGGTACAGTTTTAGCAGCAGCTCCTACAATAGCTTTTACAAATGATATAGATGGTCAAACTAGGGTGGCCCCTTGGGATATTGGAGCTGATGCTTATTTTGCTATTCTTGGTGGAGGCACAATAAGTATTGTATCTCAACTAATTTGGGACACGATAGGTTACCAACTTATTTACCCAACATCAACAGTAGGTGCGGGCGATTGGCTCCCCTCTGATACGACATTAGCCGGTGATACTAGTGATCAAAACATAACAACGTATGCGTATCTCGATGATGCAGCTTCTGGCTCTGCCATGACTTTAAATTTTCAGCAACATACTAGACCTTATTCCAACTCACCAGGGGCAACCTTAACCATCACATGGCAACAAACGGAGGGTGGATAATGGATGAATATCCTTATAAAATAGTTGGGTGGAAAATATGGTATTGCAACGAGACCCTTGAAGAGTTTATGTTTACTAACAAAGATGGTACATGGGCCGAAGCTCCTGATCAAAATGTACAAGTAGTAATGGCATATGCTGACAAACATGATGGCCAAGGAAGAGCCTGTCGTATGATTTTTAGGGCAGTTGATTATTACTGGTATAATGGTAAGGTGTTTGACAGTGGGGATGTTTTAACAGAGGCAACAGGCCCTGTGAAATATGGCAAGGAGATATTGTTTTCTAAATATGAAGAAATTGTTAATCATGCTATGGAAGACTACGAAATCTAATGGCTGTTTATTATCTCTCAAATACAAATTCTGATTTAACTGGTGGAGCTGATTTTAGTAAAGTTTTAGCTACCGTTACAGAGGCTACCAATACTTTACTTGTGACTGTAGGATCAGGAGCAACCGAAACCTCCTATGGGTTTACAGCAGTTGGTGACCCTAATAATCCTGACTGGGAAACAGGCGGGATAACAGTAGAGGTTAATGTTACTGTAGCTGATTCAAAAGTATTTATATCAGCGTCTGCTAGTAGGGTAACTGCTGCTGGGACGGTAGAAGAGACAACGTCGCCAACAAGTGAACAAGCCGCTTCCACCACCGCCGTTTACACTTTTAATATTACATCTATGGATTGGTCGGCTGGGTCTGCTACGGACAGAATAAGAGTTAACTACATTTTTAGAGAGTCTAATGCTCACGGTGACAGAAGCATTACTATACAGTTTGGCGATACTAATACCGAAGTAACCACTTCTATAACAAAACCTGTCCCAGCAGGTCCAGTTGGTGATTCTATACAAACGGTTTGGAATCTTAACAAGCTAACTACGGATACATCCCAGTTAATCTGGGATGTTCATGTACCCGTTAATGATACTTCACAATTTATTTGGGATGCTAAAAACACGGTGTCAAGGGACCCTCAACCAGCATTTATTTGGAATTTACAGGCTCATGTCACGGACACTGTACAACCGATTTGGAATGTAGGGAAAGCAGTAATTGATAGTATTCAAGTTATTTGGGATGTTAAGGCTACAGTGACAGATGCTGTCCAATTTGTTTGGAATTTAACGTCTCTTGTAACCAACACACCCCAATTTGTATGGAGTGTTGGTCAAGCAATAACTGATTCTATTCAGTACATTTGGAATGTTTCTTCAACTGTTGCAGTAAGTAAACTAAACGATTTAGTTTGGGGTGTTAAAACTAATGCAACAGATGTTATGCAGGGTGTATGGGATGTAAAGACATTCGTTAATAACACATCCCAACTAGTATGGGATGTAAAACAGGCAGCTAGTGATACAATACAGGCTGTTTGGGATGTAGGTAAAGCAATTTCAAATACTGTGCAGGGTATTTGGAATGTTAGGTCTATCTCGACAGACACTGTACAATTTATTTGGCACGTAGATGCACTTCCTTCTAGTACTTGTGACATCACAATATTACAAGATTCAACAACCATTGCTACTTTTTACAACCAAGTTATCCCTACCATTTCAACTGCAACTGAATTTGGGTTAACTGAAGCTCAACTTGATTTAATCAATTACAACGGCGTACTAGCAACATTACAGATAGCAGTTACCGGTAATATTTCAGATGGGACTGGGGTAACACAGATTGAAGTTCAAGAGATAGTATTAAGGCTTCCCTACCCAATAGGCGCTCTTACTGCTGCTAAGTTGGTACAATTAGTGTGGAATCTCCAAGCAGGTGTATTGGATTCAGCTCAGTTAGTTTGGAATGCTAAAGAAATCACAGCAGATTCGTCCCAGTTTATTTGGGACGTTAAAACAGTTGTATCCAAAGCTAGTCAAAAAATATGGAATGTAAAAGAACTAGTAACGAAGGCCTCACAAAAAATATGGAATGTTCGTAAAGCTATAACAGATACTTCTCAATTGGTTTGGAATGTTAAACAGGCCGTGACTGATACCTCTAAACTGGTTTGGAATGTGCTGGTTACAGGTGCAGCCCAAGCAGGGATACAGTTTGTTTGGAATTTGAAACAAACCGCTGGTAATACATCACAGTTGGTCTGGAATGTTAAAGAGCTGTTAACAGACACAACTCAGTTTATTTGGAATGCCAAACAATTAATCTCTGATTCATCTCAATATATTTGGAACATTAAGAAGCTTGCTACTGGTAGTTCGCAATTAATTTGGGATGTAAAACAAGCAGTTATCGACAGCAGCCAGTTGGTTTGGAATGTTAAATCACTTGTATCAGACACAGTCCAGGGAATATGGAATGTTCGAGAAGCAATTACTAACACCATCCAAGCCGTATGGAATATTCGAAAAGCAATTACTGATACGTCTAAATTTATTTGGAATGTACTTGTAACAGGGCAATTACAGATAGGTACGCAGTTTGTTTGGAATGTCAAAAAGGCCATTAGTGATAGTTCACAGCTAAAATGGAACATCAAAGGTTTAGTTTCTAGTACTTCACAGTATATTTGGAATATAAAGAAGCTGGTAACTGGTTCTACTCAAGTTGTTTGGAATATTAAGAAGGCCCTAGCAGATGCATCCCAGTTTGTTTGGCATGTGTTAGTAACCGGTCAAGTACAAGTAGGTACTCAGTTTATTTGGGGTGTAAAGCAAACAACAACAGCTCTTTCACAACTTAAATGGAATGTAAAAGGCTTAATATCAGACGCTATACAGTATATCTGGAACATAAAACAGACAGCAGGTAATTCTACACAGCTAGTTTGGAATCTTAGAAAAGCCATTGTTGATGCAGCAAAGCTAGTCTGGGATGTAGTTGCTGCCACGGGGGCTGTTGCCAAAGTGGTACAGGTAGTTTGGAATACTAAGGCTACAGTTTCTGATTCAACACAAATAATTTGGGATATTCGAAAAATTATGTCAGATAGTGTCCAATATTTGTGGAAAATCAAGAAAATAACTAGTAACGAGAGTAATTTACTCTGGAGCATAAAAGAAAGCATACAAAATAACCCTCAATTTATCTGGAATGTAAAACAGGTGTTTGGGGATTCGTCTCAGTTTGCTTGGAATGTTAAGCTTACTCTAGGGAATACAGTCCAGAACGTTTGGAATGTACGACAGCTTATAAGCAATACGAGTCAGTTTGTATGGCATGTAACTGGCCCTCTTAAAGCCTCGCTGCAGGCTATTTGGGATGTCAAACAGGTTCTAACTGACTCAACGACAATACGTTGGAACGTTTTAAGCCCACTTAGCTCCGCTGTCGAGTTGGTATGGAGCTTGGCCGGATCAACCAGAAATTCAACGCAGTTAATTTGGAACACATTATCACTTATCCCACCCGCTGTGTTGATGTCTATTCGGAACATTGTATTTCGATCAGAGTCTACCGTTGATAATGTTGATTTGAAGAAAAATAATACCATAGATGACGAAACAATTATCTAAGCGAGATGAAAAATGTCTTCTACTTATCATTTGGATGAAAATAACTCGTATAAATTGACCTTTAATCTAGTTGATGGGACAACAGGGAATTCTATTGCCCTACAGCAGCTAGGAACTTTGCTTTGCACGCAGTATTACTATAATCAGGAATTGACCGATGGAGACGCAAACCACCTGGCAACAATTAATAATCGATTCAATCAAAACGTGTTGAATACGAATAATTTCACCGTTGGCACAACTGGAAATGTAACTTGGTTGGTTCAACCAGAGGATACTGAGAAATTGGACGATGGGGCTGAGGAACTACATATAGCATTACTTACTTGGCTCTACAGTGGCAAACAAAACTCTCACGAGTTTCACTTTTACATAAAACAGGTGGAATATGCCTAATTTTGGACAAAAATCACAGGACAAGTTGGCTACAGTGCACCCAAAACTACAGCAAATTATGAATGAAGCAATCAAGGAATATGATTTTACTGTACTTTGGGGTTATCGGGACAAGCAACTACAGAACTCCTTTTACAGACGGGGAACCGGACTGAAGTGGCCAAACAGCAGGCATAACGTTAAACCCTCTCTGGCAGTGGATGTTGCTCCATGGCCTATAGATTGGTTGGACGAACAACGGTTTGTCATATTGGCGGGACTTATTCTGGCCAAAGCTAGGGAGTTAAAAATTGAGGTTGTGTGGGGTGGGTTATGGCTTCGCCGTGACTTAGGACATTTTGAAATAAGGAAAGAGGAAGTGAATGGGTAAACGCAAAAAGTTTGTTATTACAGCAATTAGTGGCAATGAAGAACGTTGGGCTGAGCAGTGGGCAAAATCTATTATGCGTGCAAATCCTGACTTAGTAATCTTTAATCTTACACAATTTGACGACAAAACAGAAGAGCTAATTAGGCAGCATATCCCAGAAGACAAGCTCATTCTACTTAAAAACGAATGGCAAAAGAGTTTTTCTGCTGCTAGAAATCAAAGTTTAGAGCCAATTCCTAAGGATACTGACTATGTAATGTATGTGGATATGGATGAGATTATCACCGAAACATCCTACACCGAACTAGAAAGCTTTTTGCATTCAGAGTATCCACCGGTTCAGGTTTTGTGCAATATTTACAATGCCGTTAGTAAGGATTCTATGGTTGCTTCTCTTTACTACCCTAGAATCTGGCCCCATAAAGCCGCTAACGGGGATTTAATCAACGAGTATTTTGATGGTGAGGTACACAACCAACTAGTTATGGGCGAAGTGAACGACATCTATGCCCTTCGTTCAAAAATTAGTTTGTATCACTATGGTTATGCTTTGGACAAGGAATCTATGGCAGCCAAACATAAGCGGTCTGAGGAATTGCTTCAGAACCAGCTCAACGAAAATCAGGAAAATTTCTTTGCACACCTAAACCTAGCTCAACTATTGAGAGCCAAAGGGAATTATAAGGAAGCACTAGAACATAGCCTGATTGTCTTGAACTTGGTGAGCGATAAAACAGGAGACCCAGACCAACGTTATCTTTACGCCTATATTATGGCCAAGGACCAAGCAGCAACATGCCTTCTGGCCAAGCAAGATTACGACGAGTCTATTAAGCACAGCGAAGATGCCCTACGAGTTAAACCAGATCATTTAGACTCGATCATGAATACGGCTCACGCTTATCTCAATATGCAGTCTTTTGATGAGGCTGAATTTTGGTTGAAGCGGTATCTATTTATTCGAGCCAGGTATGATGAAACAAAAGATAACACTAATTTGATTTTGAATCATTTGAATTCATCTTTTATTGCCTTATATCATTTGGGTATGATTTATTTGCAGAGAGAAAAGTTTGAGCAAGCAGCAGATTATTATAAGAAAACGTTTGAACAGGACCCAGGTTTTAGAGATGCGTTCGTGAAGTATATACATTGTTTAAGTAGGTTGGGTAAAAAGAAAGAAGTAAACGATGAAGTAAATAGATTTATGAGAACCAAACCAGATAAGGCGTATCAGATATATGAATACTTTGGGGATATTGAGTTAGAACAGGCAAATGTTGAAAATTCTAAGTTCAATTTTTATCAGGCCTTATATATCAACAAGTTCCCAGAGGATTCGCCTGACCAATTTCGTATCAAGCAGAAGTTTGAATGCTTGTCACAGAGGTTTGGTGAGGTTTCTCATAACTACTTTGATACAACAGAAAAAAGAGAGGCCTTGGTTAATCGAACCAATGGTTAAACTAGGAGAACGTTATGACCGTTCCAGTTATAACAGATAAATACATTATTATTCGAGTGGCCGGACCTGAGCAATTTGATCAGGACTCTTTTAGAACTCTGTGGGTTGACAAAGATAATGGCATTCAAGAGATAATGGGCAAACATTTAAAGCATGAAAGCACAGAAGTACAGGCCTACGTTTTCGATAAAAATCGGTATACGATTGAGGAAGCAAAACAGTGGGTCAAAGAGAAATATGAACAGAAAAAAGAGACTCAAGCAGAGCTCTTCGTTGGTAAGAAAGCATTTGTAACAGCCAATATGACGCTGTGTACTTCTAAACCCAACCTAGCTGTTGGGGCTGTGGAGGGTCTTACAATGACCCCAGATAGCTATGCGAAAATGCAAGCTCAAGCAGCTTTAAATGATCGCTACTATTTCTATGTTGAGGGTGTCCACGAAGGGATGAATGGAAATGGGGACTTCTTTTCACAAGAAGAATTGACACAAAATTATAAGTCAGCGACTCACCAATTGATTGACTGGGAACATGCGAGGGACCAAATTATTGGCTTCTCTCTGGATTCTGAGTTATTGTCAAGACCGGAGGAGCCTGTTGCACTAGCCTTTACGGGGGTTTTGAACCGCTTGTCTCCTCATATGCAAGCAGAAGAACGATATGATGAAGACAAAATTGCAAAAAGGGATGACTTAATTCGTCAAAGGTATTTTGAAGGCAAATTAGCCGTGAGCATGGAATGCTATTTTGATAGTATGAAATGCATGGAATGTGGATATGAGACTGCCGATCCATTGGATTTTGAGTTTCATAAGATGCTCACACATAAAAGTATGATAGAAGCAGGTGAGAAAGTTCCACGAGGCTTAATTGGTGTAGACTTTGTTGGGTGGGGAGTAGTTGGACAGCCCGCAGATCGAGAAGCTTTTGTACCCTCTTTGAGAACATCTGATGATGGCACAATTGAGGATATATTAGTTTCGTCAGAAGAGAAAAAACGTTATGGTTGCTTTGCTGAAAACATAGCGTTTGCTAACATGGTTGCTAAAACCGATCCCACTGACACCTTTTGGGGAACCTTGGTGTTAGCTGATGAAAGTGTACAACGATATGTATTTGCTTCAGATATGATGAAAACTAATATTGATTCTACTGTTGCAAATAAAAATCGGACTGATAGTACAAAAACTAAGAATAAAAACGATAAAAGATTAGAGAAGAGTTCCAAAGGAGGATTCGAGATGTTTAATCTGAGCGAGAAAATTACTTCTTCCACTAATATCAACGATGCGCTTGTAATTGCTATGAGAACTCTCAAAGATTTTCAAGGCGACAAACCGCTACAAGCGGAAGAAGTTGAGGCCTTTGCTGCCGAGTTTGCCGAAGCAGTGAAGCCCCTATTGAATCAGGCAAATTTCAGAATTTCTGAGATTTATACATTGACTGATGCAGATAAACTTACGGCAATTGAAGCCGCAAGGGAAGAAGAAAAGGCTAGAGCAGCCACAGAATTGGCAGAACTTCAAACCAAGTTTGACAACTTGGAAGTCACAAAGGTAGAGCTGGAAGCTACAGTTTCTTCGAAGGACGAAGAAATTAATACTTTGAAGAATGCCGAAGCAGATAGAGTTAAAGCTAACAAGGTTGACACATTTATCAAAGAAGTAAAAGAAGCTGGTGTGGAGCTTACTGAAACCTTTGAAGCTGATGTTCGCACTTTGGCCGAGGCTAAGCTGGACGACGAAGATGCGTTGAAAAGCCTAAAGGGAGACATCGTAGCGTCCGTTAAAAGATCCGTTCTAGCTAATGCTTCTGATTTAATGGGAGCTAATTCAGCTGGTAGCGGTGGCAACGATGCTACAAGCCTTTCTGCAAAACTTGATAAAGCCCAGGAAGATTCTTCCAAGGGTTAAGACAGATAATTACGAACACTTAACGGAGGATTTGATCGATGCTAAAGTTTAGACCGATCACTTACGCCGATACAGATCTTCGCGCTTTTCATTTTTCAGGAGCCTCTGGGGTACAGGAAGGACAGTTCTGTCAAGTACTAGCCTCCACTGACCTTAACACATTCATTTGTGGTGCTTTCAGTGGAACAGCTCCGCCTACTATCATGGGCGGACCGACGGCTACGATCTTTGATCCGAAACGTTATTTCCCTATCTATCTAGAGAATCCTGATGTAGAAGATGTTAGTGCAACCATTAATAATGGTGTATCTGTAGTTGGCTTTGCTATGAAATCCGGTAACGAGTTCGAAATTCATAAATCCCAAACCGAGACAGGTTTTGCCACTTCATTCTCTGATTTAGGTCAGGTTTGTTTGGGCAGCAACGGTAAACTCACTCACTATATAGGTACTAACAGTACCTCGTTGGTGCTTGGTGTTTGCCTTGGAACCTACAACGGATGGGTTCGTATACGAGCAATCTAGAAAGGGTATAACAGATGCTTAACAAAACATCAAGTGTCGGCTATATTTCTCCTGCTGGGATTTCTCGTGCTGCGGATTCTACCAACTCTAAGTACGCTCTGTACAAAAATGAGAAGGAAATCATTCGCGACGAATTTAAATCCCTTGGGAAGAATTTCGACTGGACCGACCCTAACGTAGCTGGCAAATTGAAAGAATTTGCCCGTCAGGTAATCAAGAGAACTGGTCAAACAATCCATGGTCCCGGCGATGCCGGACAGGATTTGACTTCTCTGTGTTTACCCACAGAGACTATTGAGCCTGGCGACACCTTTATACTCCGTGAATTGCACGGTGTGAACATCTATTACGGTTCCTATGGAGCCGCAGTTCGTATGTCACGTCCGCAGTTCACTCAGTACACACAGACAACTAACGTAAAAGAAGTTGGCTTGAAGCTTGAATTGTCTCAAATTCGTAGTGGTAAATACTCGCCTTCCGAGTTGGCCGCTTACACTTCAAGTCTTATTACAGCTTGGCGTAACCGCCTTCTATTCGTTACTACTCTTGCTGGCATGACCGCATACCAGTCAGGTGGAGACCAATATCAAGCGGGTACCGCACTCGCTTTTGGTACAATGAATGCGGCTATCAACAAGCTGACCGATGAGGCCGAGATCAAATTGATTGTTGGTCGTCGTCAAGCTATTCACTCATTGTCAAATATGAGTGGATGGGGAGAAACAGGAATTGATCAATTCCAAGCCGCCGGACAGGTTGGTAAATATGCTGGAATCCCGGTTCATAAGGTTAACTCCTTTACTGACCCTGATTACGGTACTCTTTACCCAATGCCCGAAGACGAGCTATGGGTCTTTTCTGACCTCCCAGCCGGACGTATGGTAATTGCGGATTCATTGCGTACAGCAGATGAAACCCTATTGCAGACTGAAACCATGAACATCTACTTTAGATGGGATGATGGTATTGGTATTTTCTATCCTAATCGGATCGTACGTGTTGCAGCTGTTACTTAATAGGTAAGTAAGAGGAGGGGTGTAACAGCCCCTCCTTTAAAAAAGAAGAAATAGAAATTAGAACAAAGGAAATAGAAAATGGCTAAAGTAATTAAAGATGCCGTTGAGAAGACGGGTGTGGAACAACAGGCCGTTCCCATCGAAATATTCAATAAACTACAAGACCAACTCAGAGAAGTAAATGCTGAGCTTGAAACGTACAGACAACGGAGTCCTATTGTAGGTGTTCGCTGGTATGGAGGAGGTGGATTTGGAATTGGATTGTCCCATCCTGTTAATGGGATTGGAAGAATTGCTTTGAATGGATACGGTGATAAAGCCGTTATTGACTATGCAACTTGGGTTAGAATTAAGAATACCGAGCATGCTAGATTTGGCCTTCTGGTAAGAGATGATGATGTAATAGATGAAATGCATATTACAGGCGTAAAAGCTAAAGCAGATGTAGACAAAGGGCCGAACTCATTCAATGACAAAGAGGTTAAGGAATTGTTGAAGATTCCTCAGACTAAACTACAACACGCACTAAACGATATGGATTCTCATTGGGGTCCTATTCATTTATTGAAAGCGGCTGCCGAGTTAGGAATTACGGGAGTTGCCAAGATAGCCGCAATTAAGCGTAGACGAGACGAGTTGTCTTGTGAATTTAGATGGTCATTACTCCATCCTCATGATCTAAAACTTGCTTGTGAACAATATAAGATACCAGGTTGGGAGAATATGATTGAGGATGAAATGGTAAAGGTTCTGGCAAAAATTGAGCTGGAACAAAACAACGAATTTGAATAATGAATGCAACCACACAATCTATTCTAAATTGGTCACGACTATCAATTCCTGATCCAAAGACTAGACTCAAAACAGTCCGAGGAGAAGAGTTAGGTAGAACACAAGTTGCAACAACTTCGCGTGAGACTTTCTATATCAAGCGTGCAGCTTCAGGTACTGTTAACTTATACATTGAACCGTACGAGTTTTCGGCTACTTCTAGTTTGAGTACTGCTGCAGCTAATACTATGGTGTTTCAGTATAACGCGACGTTGCAAGAGTGTATAATTCCTAACACGTCTGATCCTTCGATTAGACCAACCCAGTTTAAATCTGTTTTGGCAGATTATAAATACACTGAGAGTTTGCCTTATGCTTATTCCGATTATGAGTTGACTGAGTTTTTACCAGCTTCAATTTCGTACTTGAATAACACCTATGGGTTGACTTACACGTACACAGGAACTATTTCTACTATTGATGTAGCGATAAGCACAGACAGTGATAAGGAGTTGATCTCTAAATCATTGGCTATTATGGTACGTAAGAGTTTTGTATCAGAACAAATGAGAATGGGTTTTGGTGTTGCCTTCAGAGGACCCATGGCTGCTATTGATTCAAAAGCCCAAATGAAAGAGTATAATGCTCAGACTAAGGCTTTGGAGTTTGGTATCCAGGCTAAAATTGATGAAGACAAGATTGCGGGTGCTCATGGTGCTGCTCAAGTTGTTGGAGTATACGAAGAGAATGTGGTTGATCTGTAATGGATTACAAATATGTACAGAAACAGTATGATGCTCTTACAGTTGACTTACTTCAAAGTGACTTCTGCATCAATGCAACTATTATTATTTATGGGCAGGAAGTACATAGTGATTCTCTAGAGCAGGGGATGGGTGATGCATTAGATGGTAGAATTACAGAGACGGTTCAGACTAACTATCCTCTTGATATGCCAAAGTTTTTTCGAGTCAAGGTATTCCCACTTGAGAAAGCTTTTACTAGGCGTGAGGGAGATAGGATAGATGAAGGACTTGCAGGAAGGTATGAACCCTTTGATCGTTGGATATCTTGTGCTAATGCTGATGTGGCTATACGAAATGACGAAACCTATTTTGACATGGCACAAATTGTTAGTATCCAAGGGGTAAATTACAAAATAAAAGGAATAGTAAAAGAAAGCTTTGGAACGAAACCAGTTATCCATGTTTTCTTGGTAAAGGATAGTGATGAGTAACGTAACTGCACGGATAGAAATTAGAAAGCTTCCTAGAAAAATTCTCAGTCGAGTCGAGAATGAATTTTTAGTGTTAAAAGATAATCATCCAGAACTTATTCGGAACCTTGATGATGTTTACAGAAGGTTACGAAAAGGTATCTTAGACGATATTGGTGATACTGAAAGGGAGATAAGTGGCAACCCAATGTTTGAAATTGGTAATGATGTGCCATTAGAAGGTAAACCTGATGAGAATACGGTTCGGGACCAACCCTAAATTAGCTATTGCTAACATTCGAACGATGAAAAAACGGTTCCTGCGTGGACCAGCCCTTGTAGGTGCTGCACGCCGGGCCAGTGAAGAGATCAAACAGATTATTGCTGCTAAGTTACAGGATGATAAATACTCGACTAGAGATCCTCAAGCTACAAAAAAGGGTTTTGGTTTTTCAACAGGACAAATAATTGCTGCCATTACAGCGGAAGCATATAGAAAAAAATTGATAATTATAGGTGGCGTTGGAAGAATTGAAAAGCTGGATGCCAATGACCCCCTGTTGAAACTTAATAATCCACCGAGAGTTTTGAGGCCCACAGATAGGTTATGGCGTATATTAGAATCAGGAGCTATAAAGCACCCGATCACAGCCCATAATTTATCTATCGCTCCAACCTCTAAGGTAACGCACAAAGGACCTGGGCTGAAGAGGAAGTTCAGTCAGGAGTTAACCGAGAAAGGTAGTAAGGCGCGTAGGCCTTCTGGCAAATCGCAGGTCCCACAATTGAGGTTCTTCTGGAGGAAGAGAAATATACCTTTCCGGGGTCCTTTTGTTATGCACCCCGGTCAAAAAGGAAGAGGTATTTGGAGAGCAACGGCAGAGTATGAAGCAAGGTTATTGTTCCAACGTGCCATATTTACTGAACTTAAACGGATAGTGAAAGAGCACTCGAATAAATGACGTACATTGATAACACAACTCTAACTTTACTTTCGTTGAAAAAAAGCTTAGAGACTTATCTAGATGACCAAGGTTGGAAAAGGCTCTATCACGTATTCTTGTTTGGTGATTCAAAAATCAAGAATTACGAATTTGTTTTAGATGACCCAGGAAGAAATCAACTTGAGTTACCAGTTGTCATAATTGATACTGGAACTGTACGTACTGAAGTTCAACAAATAGGTGACGAGTTTGGTAGAGATGTAATAACTGTAAGTTTAGTGCTGATGGCTAAGGATGAAAATCAACTAAGGACTTTAGCCAATGTGATAAGAAGAAGAATAGATAATTTGGTCTTCACGATCAATAATTACAGTTCTACCAGAAGAGAG